TATTATGTTGATATCCAAGTGAATACAAGTGGAGAGAAAGATACTTATCAAAGACAACTAACTTTTGAAATAGTTAACAAAAAATGAAAAAAGTAATCAAACTATCAGAATCTCAACTTTACGAGGTTATCAAAAAAACATTACAAGAAGAAAGAACTGAAAACTACATGTTCTTTTCTAATTTAGAACAAATAAAAAGACAAGCAGAACTTTTGTTGGACTTACCCAAAGAGGTTGTTGAAGGTTTTTTACAAAACGGACATGATTGGGCCGATGACCATATTTCCAAATCCAAAGAAAATTTGGACCACGTTTTTGAATTCATGATGAATGAAGTACATTCAGATGATAGTGAATTTCAAAACAATCCTCAAATATCTACTTTAGAAGAAGGTAGAAAAAAGACGGGTACTAAATTGTGTGCAAGAGGTAAATCTGCAGCTAAAGCTAAATTCGATGTTTATCCAAGTGCATATGCCAACGGTTACGCAGTTCAAGTCTGTAAAGGTAAGATGCCAGGACTCGACGGAAAGAAACATTGTTCAGGGGCTTACTGTTAATTTTTTTTTGGTACAATAATTTTTTTTCATATATTTGTACCATGAAATCAATTCGACACCTTTTTCGTAGGTTCCTACAAAAAACCGTTATCCAAGTTATAAAATATTTGGACTACGATAGACAATATCGTTCAGTCTATGAAAAAGATTGTCTACTGATTTGTAATAAAATGATTTTGCGAGAAGATAGTAATCTTCTCATGACACCAATCTCCAATAAACGTTATATTAAAAACGATATTCTTGGAATTTTCATCGTCATCGATGGTAGTTTGGTAAATGTGATTAATCACAAATACTCATATACCGTACAAATTTCAGAAAAAACTCGTCAAACCATTCAAAACTTATTCAACGATAAAATTGAATTACAACGAAAAAAGATGGAGGATGAGATTACAAAGAATATTAAACATTCCTTGAAGACTATTGCCCATAGTTTAGATTGAGGGGCAAATACTTTCGGCTAATTTTACTGCATCCTCTTCGTCAATTAAACCGATACGGTATAAAACACAGTAATACCTTGGATTTTGTTGTAGATGGTCGGTAGCAATTTCGATTGCCACTTTTGGGTCCGATGAGTGCTCCATCTCAACTAATTTACCAAGTTCTAACATGTCATTTCTTTCAATTCTTTCGCGGAGGATGGACTTAATAATTTGTCGCATTCCTTCATTAGTTTTCTTTTTTGGTTTATATGATGTCATTACAGGTTTTTGTCCTTTACCTGTTTGAGTATCTTTCTTTTCAGCAGCTCTTTTTTGTCTACAAGCCGCTTTTTTTTCAGAATCACTCATTTTTCCTGCAACACCTGCCGCTCTACATTTTGGATAAGATTTAGAATCGGCTTCTTTCCGTCCACACGGTGGGTGTTTTCCATCTTTGTCTTTGGAACATATATTTACCCATGGACCCTTGGGTTGTGAACTACCTTTTGGTTTCTTTTTAGTTCCAAACCAAACCGCCAAATCTTCTTTCAAATTGTTTTGCATGTTGTTTTTTTCGTGATTTTTACGATACTTGCAATAAATACTAACACCATTTGAATTGTTATGGAAAATACAGAAAAAAACGAAGATATTATCGGAGAATTATTCGACACAATACAATTTACTAACGAAGACGAAATAAATACTCTTTTAGACAATCTTTCACCCGAACAGGTAAAGTATATTACCACTTTGGCTTTAGTATCAGCGCATCGTAGGGGGTGTTTGAATTTACTTGAAAGTGAGATGGTCTCCCGACTTATTCGGAAATTATAGGTTACAACTTCCTACATTGAAAATCATTCCGTCGACCTCTTGGACGTAATAAACTACGTCATCAGAATAATCGTGGAAATACTTTCCTGCTAAAGTTGTAAAGTCATTCGCCTGTGAATCCGCACAGACGAAACAACCCATACTGAGATTTTCACAATCGGAATAAATTGTTAAAACTCCTGTACTACAAATCTTACCCAAATCCTCTTCAACACCATTTACATTGTGTGGGTATACTTTATCTAAAGTAGGTGGTGTAGGTTGTGGATGTACCACCCAACGGGTAGTAGTTGTAGTGGTTATCTTTGACTTTAGACCCAAAAGTTTTTTTATAAAATTCCAAAATTTTTTCATAAACAAATAAAATATATTACCACCTCAACACCCATCACCTAAAGGACAAGAACCTTGCCAATACGGGTCACAACCAGTTGAACTTGAACATAGACCAGCAGGACAAACATAGTTCGTGGAACCTTGAGCGGTTGTATAACAACAGGATAATGAACCAGGTGAAAAACATGAATTATATGGACTGTAAACAGGTGTATATAGTCCGATTACAAGATTAGGCGCAGTCATGTTAGGTATCTGACATTGGAATGAATAATATGTACCACTAATTGGGTTTGGAATATCAAATACTCCATAACTACAATCTCCATAACCATTACCAACTGAAAGTCTTATATTACTACTTGGGGTGGCACCTGATTGTACATATCTAAACCCAACAACAACAAGATAACACCTTGTGAAATAGTCATTTACTGAGGTGGTTTTTTCAACTCCATTACCAGTATTTGTATTTGGTTTATTCTGACTAATCGGCTGAACACTACCAGGATTACTAGTACAAGGTTCACCACCACCAAAACTCCATGATTTCCAACCAAGCCATGTTTCCCATTCAGAAATATTCTGCCACAAAGCAGTTGACGTAGTACCACCAATCACTTCTTTTATGGTGAAATCATACCCACTTGTTGGTCCAAGACAAGGAAGTTGACCACTACAACTACAAGGACCAGTCGGAGTCGGCGTTGGAGTTGGTGTTTTAGTCTTAGTTGGAGTTGGTGTCTTGGTCTTCGTAGGTGTAGGTGTTGTTGTAGGTGTTCCAGTTGGAGTCCTTGTTGGGGTTGAAGTTGGAGTTTTAGTCGGGGTCACCGTTGGGGTTGCCGCTGGTGTTCTTGTCTGAGTAGGTGTTGGAGTTGGAGACACATTACAAGTATTACAAGCAGTTTGGTCAGTTTTACTAAGTACATATACATCAGCTGGTGCTAAAATTGGTCCTTCTACGACTATATAACAACCACTTCCTCCATCGAAATTAATATAAACTACGTCGTTATTAGGTGCTCCGGCATTTATAAAGTTAGCATATATTACATCACCACCACCTGGACATTCTTCCAAGATATAAACCAATTCCGCTTGAGTTTGTGTTGGAGTCTGTGTCTGAGTTGGAGTAGGAGTTGGTGAAGGACATGGGTATGTCAACACACAAATTTCACAGTTCTCAGGACCATAATTAGTTATGATATATTCTCCAGATTCTGGTGATATTGGTGTGACCTCACTCGTGATTGTCCAACACTTGATTCCTGTACCATCGGCATTCACAGAAATTGTGTCACCATTTTGAGGTGCTGTCGAAGATAAACTAACAAGAACCCCAGGATTATATCGTTCTCCAGTACAACAATTTGTCAATTCATTAATTGACCAATAAGTTGGTTCGGGTGTTTGAGTCGGAGTTTCTGTTGGAGTGACTGATGCTGTTAAACTTGGGGTAGGAGTGTATGTTTGTGTCGGGGTTGGAGTCTGTGTCGGTGTCGGAGTTGGGGTCTCAGAAGCCGTGTTACTTGGAGTATTTGTTGGTGTGCCGGTTTGAGTTGGCGTTTGTGTTGCAGTCTGAGAAGCCGTGTTACTTGGCGTATTTGTTGGTGTTTCAGTCTGAGTCGGAGTTTGGGAAGCTGTATTACTTGGAGTATTTGTTGGTGTTTCAGTTGGAGTTGGTGTTTGTGTTGCAGTCTGAGAAGCTGTGTTACTTGGCGTGTTGGTTGGTGTACCAGTCTGAGTTGGCGTTTGAGATGGAGTTTGAGATGCCGTGTTGCTCGGAGTGTTTGTTGGTGTACCGGTCTGAGTTGGCGTTTGAGATGGAGTCTGAGATGCTGTATTACTTGGAGTATTTGTTGGTGTACCAGTCTGAGTCGGAGTTTGGGAAGCTGTATTACTTGGAGTATTTGTTGGTGTTTCAGTTGGAGTTGGTGTTTGTGTTGCAGTCTGAGAAGCTGTGTTACTTGGCGTGTTGGTTGGTGTACCAGTCTGAGTTGGCGTTTGAGATGGAGTTTGAGATGCCGTGTTGCTCGGAGTGTTTGTTGGTGTACCGGTCTGAGTAGGTGTTTGAGATGGAGTCTGAGACGCGGTATTACTTGGAGTATTGGTTGGCGTTTCAGTTTGCGTTGGTGTTTGTGTTGCAGTCTGAGACGCTGTATTACTTGGAGTATTTGTTGGTGTTTCAGTTTGCGTTGGTGTTTGTGTTGCAGTCTGAGACGCTGTATTACTTGGAGTATTTGTTGGTGTTTCAGTCTGTGTTGGAGTTTGAGATGCCGTGTTACTTGGAGTATTTGTTGGTGTTCCTGTTTGAGTCGGAGTTGGAGTTGCAGATTCTCCAGGAGTTGGGGTTGGGGTATCAGTCACAGTAGGACTCGGCGTGTTAGTCGGAGTTCCAGTGTTTGATGGAGTATTAGTTGGTGTTGTTGTTGAGGTCTGTGTCGGCGTATTTGTAGGTGTAATCGAAGCGGTCGGAGATGGTGTTTCTCCAGGTGTTGGACTTGGAGTTTCCGTAGGTGATGATGTTATCGAAGGAGTTGGTGTGAATGTGTTGGTTGGTGTTGTAGTCGGTGTACCACTATTTGTTGGAGACAAGGTAATTGTTGGGGTTACCGATGGTGTCGGAGTCTGAGATTCTCCGGGTGTTGGACTTGGAGTTTCTGTTTGTGTTGGTGTAACAGTATTACTTGCGGTAACAGTATTTGTAGGAGTATTAGTTGGGGTATTACTTGCTGTTGGAGATGATGTAATACTTACCGTAGGAGTACTAGTGACCGTCGATGTTGGTGTTTGGGATGGAGTTTGGGTCGGAGTATCCGTATTTGTTGGTGTAGGAGAATTAGATGCAGTATTTGTGGGAGTTTGAGTTGGAGTTTCACCTGGTGTTGCTGTTGGTGATTCAGTTATTGTTGGCGTTGGCGTATTTGATGGAGTAACGCTACTCGTAGGTGTTTGAGTTGACGTTTGAGTTGGAGTATTTGTATTTGTCGGTGTTGGTGAATTTGTTGCCGACAGAGTAATTGAAGGTGTAGGTGTGTTAGTTGGAGTTTGAGTTGGACTTACGGTTGGTGTAGGTGTTGGCGTTGCAGTCCCACTGGAGGTCTGTGTAGGTGTTTGAGTACTCGTTCTCGTTGGACTTGGTGAAGCAGTATTAGTAGGAGTAATACTCACCGTAGGAGTCACCGTAGGAGTTATCGTGGGTGTTGGTGTTGGTGTTGAATCTGGCGGCCAATCTTCTAACGATAAAATTTGAAAACTTTGAGGAGATGCGGTACTATAAGAATATATTCTATAATAAATTGTCCTTGTAGCACCTGCAGGAATTTGATAATTGTAAATTACCAAACCATCCGAACATCGAGTGTATGAGATAACCCTAACAACAGTAGATATGTTTTTGATTACAAGTTTTTTACAAAGACTCACCTTTTGAAAATTATATCTTATAAATACCCGTAAAATAAAAAAAGGGAGACTTTCGTCTCCCTTCTGTTGTTAATTAAGATAAATATTATCTCAATTCTCTCAAGTCGAATGTTCTAACACCGTCAACTGTTACTCTACCATAGAAACGGTTGTTAACCATCTTCTTAGCGTATCTAGTCATGATACCCTTGATAGGAGTGAAGTTGAATGGGTTATACATTGTTGGAGTCAATTGTAGAGGTACGTATGGAGCGTAAATGTAACCTGTATCCAACAAGCTAGTTCCTTTGTGTCCAATCAACACTTGGTTAGCTGGGAAGTAAGGGTCACGATACACTTGGTATCTACCTGACAAAGTACCGATTCTTTCGATACCCATGTTGTATTGGTCCTGCTCAGGAGCCGCGTTTGAAACGTGGAAGTACTCCAAGTCGTCAAAGATAGCTGAAACTTCAGAAGAAACAACAATCCAGTTAGCACCACCTCTCAAAGTTGATTTGTGGATTTGAGCTGACAATTGGTTGATTGCAGTAATCAAAGTTTGGTTCCAGTCTTTCTGAGTGTATGGAGTTGTACCGCTAGAAGCAAGTCTCTTCCATCCGTTGTAATCCCATCTTAGGTTCCAAGCTGCACCTTTTCTCAAGTCTCTCAAGATTTCTCTATCGATTTCAGCAGCCACTTGCTCAGACAATAAAGCTGTCAATTCAGCTTCAGCGTCGATGTTGTGGAATGCCGCAACGTCTTGTGCCAATTCAGGAGACCATTGTGCTCTAAGTTTTCTTTCTGTAACAGAAACAGTTACTGACTCAAGGTCGAAAGAAACTTCACCGATTTGGTCTTCGAATTCAAGTTCTTTGTAGATTCTGTAAACACCAACGAACGCTTGGTTCAATGCTGGTGTAGATTCGAATGTTGAACCTGTGTAACCATCAGGAGTTGTTTGACCACACTCAATACAAACAGGAACCTGAAGGTCTACCTCCAAGTAAATTCTACCGTTAGCGTCACATACGTTGTAGTACTGACCACCTGAACCAGTTGTTGGCCAAGTAGTTGAAGCTTGGTTACCGTATTCTACGATACCCTTACCGTATCTTTGAGTTACTACTCTGAATAAGTAAGGATTGCTGGTGTTAGCAGAAGTAGTCGCGTTTGAAGGAACACCGAAGATGTTCAATCCTGAAAGGAATTCTTCTGTATCCATAGTGTTACCATTAGGTCCGATAAGTTGACCAGCACCTGAGTTAGAGAAACCACTCAATACGATAATAACCTTTCTGTAATCGTTTATAGCGTATGCTGCAGGAACCATAAGACCATTGTTGTTCCAAGCTACAGTTGTAGTAGCAGCTGTAGTAGCTGACCACTTACCTTTAGAGTAGTCAAACAAACCTGGAGGATTCAAACCAGCTTCGTTACCTTCGTAGAACAAGTCATACAAATCCTTTGTGTATGTAGGATTGTAAGAACCTGTACCGTTAGTGTAACCAGCGTCAGGATTACCTGGGTAGTTACCTGGAGAACCTACAGGAGCGTAGTGGTCACCAGATTGACCGAAGTAACCTAGGTCGTTAGGAGTAGTACCACCAGAGTAACCTTGGATTTTAGGTACGAAGTAGAACAATTTACCGATTGGTAAGTTCATTGCTTGTACAGATACGATATCGTTTGCAAGAAGTTTAGAGAATACTCTTCTTACGATTGGGAAAACTACGGTCTCGAAAGAACCTGAGTCAGAAGTTGAAGAAGCTTCGTTAATCAAATATGAAGCTTGGTTTTCGTACAACTGAGCTACGTTCTCTTTCAAGTGACCACCTAGACCCTCAAGGAATCCTAATTTGTCCCACTTATTTACTGTGTCTTCTTTGATAACTTTCAAGTGCTTAAGACCGATGTTACCAACTAGACCACTTTCTAATAATGCGCCCATTTTAATATTGGTTTTTTTAATTTATTTATTTTTATCTGTTAATTTTTGACATGATATCCTTCATTCTTAAGAACTGTGGATTTTCATACGTTTTAGATTCAATTAAGTTTTGTGATGAACCTGATGCTGGAGATTTGTCAATCTCTTTGATAGATTCAGTTACAACACTTTGAACCTGAGTATTCAACTCATTTTTAATAGTACCATACAGATTTTTAGATTCTTTAAGACTTTCCACATCATCAAATCTTCTTAAGATATTGATTTTTTCTTGTTTTGTGGTTGTATGCTCTGTGAACAATCTAGTAGCGTATGCCAAATTTGAATTAAATACCGCAACTTCATTCAGTTTTTCTCTGAACACGTTAAGAGCCTTACGGTACTCATCGTTTTTATTTCTTAATCTTTCGACTTCTTCTTGAAGATATTCGTTTGGTATAACTTTCATTTTTGGAAGACCTTTTCTCATAGGGTAATTTCTTGTTCCATTACCTAATGTTCTTGCAGCTTCTGAATGTTCTCCTTTTTTACGAGTTTCAAAATGAGCATCGTCTCTTCTTGCTTTGGTAGTTTTCAAATCTTTACCAGCAATCTTGCCGTGCTTCATTCCTTCTCTCTCGTCTTCACGAGCATCATAACCCTGCTTCTTTTTTGCTTCTGTATATTCAAACTTCTTAGGTTTCAAATTCATATTAACACCTTTAGCTGAACCTTTAGGTTCGATGACTTCTTCCTTAGTTTCCATCTTCTTACCTTCTTTGAATTCAAAATCAGGTTTTCCTGTTTTAACACCTTTACCTACTACAGGTTTGGTCATCATGTCACCTTCTTTTGTTTCCATTTTCTTAGCTTTATTTGTTAATGTTGATTTTTTTGTGTGACCCATAACTGGTTTGAAACCAATAGCCTCCATCATGTCTTCTTCTTCCATGTACTCTTCGTCCATTTCTGAATCTTCCATTTCATCATCTTCCATGTCCATTTCGATTTCATAAACAACTTCATCTTCTTCCATTGAGTCTTCTTCTTCCATTTCAGATTCTTGGAAAATACTGTCCATCATCGAATCTAGCTCTTCATCAGAAATGTTTTCTTCCATTTCTTCTCCGTGCATTTCTTCATCGATAACTTCCTCATCAGATTCATCGTCACCTTCAGTTTGGATAATATACTCAACATCCTCATCGTTATCGGTAAGATGAATGTCTTCATCATCCTGAGTTACAATAATTCCATCTTCATCACCCATTTTCTTGAATACTTTAAGAATTTCTTCTGTAGAAGCATTTCTAAGGTCGATTGGTTGTTCATCTTCTTCTTCATCATCCATAGAAAGTTCAAAATCCATTTCATCCTCAGACTCCATGTCATCCATGTCGTCTTCAGAATCCATATTAATCATTTCTTCGGATTCATCGTCAGATTCTTCGGAATCCATATCAATAGTCATAACATCCATTTCAGGTTGTTCGTCCATTTCCATTTCGTTAGATTCCTCTTCAGCCTCTTTCAAAGACTCTTTTACTAGTTCAGAGATTTCTTCCTTCATTGTAGAAGCAAGTATTCCTTTTGCATTTTCCGCTACTACTTGTTCCAAATTTTTCATTTGGAGTAGTGCTTCCTCAACTAATGACTTATTTTCTGCCATATTATATTGTGAATAATTTACACTATAAATATAGCCAAAACTTAAAAAATTCTTTTTTCTGTTATTATAAACTTCATATAATTAAAAAACCCCTCTTTCGGAGGGGTTTTCTTATTCTTCAATCACTTCGTCTATTTTACTTTCAGATACTGCGGTTATTCTCCAATCATGTTGAAAACCCGAATATCTTTTTGTGACTTTAGCTTCTACATCAGTTACGTTATATCCTCTTACGAGTTTTTCCTCTCTGATTTTTTTGATTTTACCTGTATTATCGTCAGGTAAATCATAAGTGATTTTTGCTACAAAATATTTTTCGTCCATAAGTATTTTTTATTTATTCAAATAATGATTTAATTTTTTCAATAAGTCAACTGAGCGATTCAAACCAGTTGAATGAATTTCGGTAGAACGTTCTCTTTTTTCCTCTTCCAAATTTTCTTCGAAGTTATTTCTATCCTCAGGATTTGTGAAAAGATATGCGCCAGGAGTAGATGGTGAAGAAACCAAATCGAAACAAATCAATTCAAAATCATCTTGAACTTCATTTTGTTCCCCAACTTTTTTAAGGGACCCAACACCTCTTGATGATATACCCAAAGTTACACCCTGTCTCAAAAGGTTTGCCGCTTGGTCACCTTTGGTAGATACAATACCTCTTTCATGAAACCCAGGTGAGGTTAACAATTTTAATTTACCCATCAAAATATGACCGTCCCACCAAACATCTTCGATACTGTGTGAAACTCTATCCAAATCAATCAGTGAAGATTCAGGGTGATTGAGTTCAGAAAGTGCTACACCTTTCGCGATTGCCTTTTTATAGTTTTCGGCTTCTCTTTTTAGGATTCTCTCGGGATAAACACGACCATTTCTGTTTGGCGTATTATACTTTTGTAATACGGCATAAAACTCAAAAGGTTTAGAATAATCCAACATAGTTTTGTTAGATTCTTGAATCATTTTTTTGTTAAACTCATGGTTAGGTGATACTAAACCTGCATCATATTCAATTAGAATTCCTTTGCCAGTATCGTTAGGTCCCAAAATTTTCATAAAGATATTTTAGTAATAAATATACCTTTAAGCTTCTTTTACTTTTTTTGAGATTGTAAAATCAAAATATTTGTTTTTCTTGAAATTCTCAATGTATATATTTCGAGTAACTCTTCTTAGGGATTCTTTGAGGATTACATCTTTGAAATCGAATTCTTGGTTGGTAAAAAAAGTAATTTCTAAATTCATGAAACTCTTTTTTCCTGTGACAATACCACTACTTCTCAAATCTAAATCTACTATATAGTTTTCCTTAAAGATTTCTTTATCCAAAACTTCGTAGACAGAATTTTTTATTGTCTTAGAAAAATATGAAACAATTCTGTCCCAATTTTCATATTCATCTTTGGGATTGACCCAACTTTGTAAATTTAGATAAACTGATTTTAGATTTTTTGAGTCTACTGTTCCGTAAGTAATTTTAGCTTCGGGAAACCCTGCAATACGAGAGGTTTTTCCTTTTTTCATGTGTTATTTGAGTACTACTAATTTATTTGTAGTAAAATAATAGGTATAAAAGTTACTCCGTCAAATTTTTTCTTTTTTACAAGTTATTTATACCAATAAACAAATCTATGCTTCACGTAATAGTCGAAAAGTCAAACATCGAAAAAGCCCTCAAAATTCTTAAGGGAAAAGTTATTAAAACCAAGCAATTGGACAAGTTACGTAAAAGACAACAATTCCAAAAAAAGAGCGTTTCACATCGTTCCCAAATTTTGAAAGCCAAGTACGTTCAGAATAAAAAGGATAGTGAAAAAGATTAGTTAAGATTATTGAATAAATTGTATAATCTTACGTAATTAATCTTTGAATAGTTGTCTTGTGAAACTTGTTCGATAGTTTCGTTCAATTTATTTTGAGTTAGTTCATCATCAGATGAAATCTTTCTCAAAGCATCTACCGTTTTAGTTTTTAAGTCTTCGAATTCTACTGTTAGTTGTGTATCTTCAGTCATTAAAACTTTTGACAAATCTTTTTTTGAAGATTCATCTAAATTTTGAATATAATTTTCTAATTGTTTTCCCGCAATATTGAAAATTGTTTCAATAGGTAAATTAATTGATTCTTTTACTTGCGGTTTTTGAGTCAAAGTTGAAATAATATTTTTTCTACTTTCTACAGATTCTAAAATTGTTGTTGGAAGAGTATATACCAAATTGTCAATTGATTTGTATTGGTTTTCACAAACAACATTTTGAGTCCATTTTGCAACTTTTGTCAAATCTAACTTCGGTAAGAACTTTTCAATCTGTCTAACAGACTCAAAAATAAATAATTCAGCAGTTTCTTTATCCAAACCTTGACTCTTATCAAGTTCAGTATATAGGTGAGTCAAAGAACTAATTGTTTTATTCTCCAAAACAAATTTTTTGAAGTTTAGCGTATCTTCTTTCAAAGTACCATTCACGTATGACGATACCATTTTTGACTCAATTTTAGATAAAATTTCTCCGAAGTTCATTTGATATATTTTACTATAAATATATTAGTTAATTAGTTTAGACAGACGCTCTTCTATTTCACCCAAAGAACGTCTTCCTTTATCCAAATCAATTTCCATAATTGTCCCCAAGTTTTCTGAATCGTAAATGACCTTGTCTTGTTTATTTGTAGATTCAGGTGTAATTTCTGCGGGAGCTCCTTCCGTGGGTGACTCGATTGGAGTTTCTGAGGGTAATTCTCCCAAACCAGCATCAATACCCGTATCACTACTCGTCGTTGCCCCGGTTGTAGAACCTCCATAAAGTTTATCAATATTATCAAATAAACCAGTCTTGGTAATCACGTTAGGAGTATTTTGAATTTCAGTTGCAACCGCCTTTTCGATTCTTTGTTGTTGTAAATCCAATTTGATTTCTTCATCTGAGAAACCAATTATATGTTTTTTAGCCCATGTCTGTGAAACAGGTGCAATACCATCTACCGCTGTCACGGCGTCTTTATACAATAACATTTTTTCTTTCCAAACATCTATGGTAAGTAAATCAGCTTGTTTCGATGGATTTGTCAAACTAAGTTGGAACGAACCAAGTTCGTCTTCAAATCCCAATAAAAACAAATGAACAATTGCAATCTTATTTAACTCGGCAATCATAGATTTTTGAATCCTATTGATTGTACGGGCAAAACGGATGTCTTGTAGAGATAAGTTTCTACCATCTCCCACAACTTCTTCAAATCCCAAAAACGCCTTTGGAATCCTCAGTGCTGTCAATAATTTCTTTTGAATGTACTCAATGTCGGCGATTTCTGATAAGTTTTTCGCGCCATCCAAGGTTTCAATCGGATTTGGAGCTGCTGGGTCTCTAACTGGAATAAAGAAATCTTGGTCAACCGCCATTTGGTTGAATCTCATATCTACGTTTCCTGTTTGAGGGTCTACGACAGAGTCTTTTTTGAATTGTTGTGCAAACCTTTGTAGGTATGGTTGAACGTCTTGGTCTTCCATATTACCCACGTAAACTTTGAAAACTCTTCTCTCGGGTGCTCTCGATACACGATAAACCAACATAGCGTCTTCCGAAAGAACCAGTTGTTTCCAAATTCTTCTAGCTTTTTCCAACATGGAAGTACCATAAGGTAATTTTCTATCGTCACCCAACAATCTAAAGTGAGCAATCTCCCAACTATTAAATTCTAAGTTTTTGTTTTTCCACGTAAAAGTTAAACTTCTAGCATCTGTTGTTGTAGGAGCACCACCCAACCCTGAAGTTGCTCGTCCTCTCATACCTACTTCAATTCTTTCAATTTCGATGTTTGGTAGTTGTAAACAACCAACAACACCCTTGACTGGGTCTAATTTTAAGAAAACAAAGTTATCACCATATTTCGAAGTGTTTCTTGTCCACATGGGAAGGTTGGTGTTGATATCCAAAGCATTGTTAAATAAATCACCCAAAATAGATTTGATACGTGGTGAGTCAGAATAGATTTGTAACATGTGTCCATTCTCATCCACTGTGGTAGATTCTTCAGCATAGGTATCCAAAGCGGCAGAAATCTCGGGAGTGTATTCCATTGATTCGTAGTCGTAATATGAAGCCAATCTTGTTGGTTCATAATAAATTGCTTGAGAGTATAAATTATTCTCAATTTTTGCCCATTGTTGAGACAAATAGTAAGTTTGACGAGCTTGTAATTTTTGTTTTTCGTATTCGTCTTTGTCCGTAGTTCTCAATAAAACTTTTTTGTCGTATTGATACGTAGGAATATCTTGACCCAATAAAGAATTGGGTCCGAAAGTTTGGGATAACCTCTGCCAAACTGTTAAATTTTTTTCATTTTCTGCCATCATACAAAAATTACATCATGCCAATATTTTATCAACGCTTGCCACCGCCGAATAACCATAAATACTTTTCATAATCGCTTTTGCTAGGTTCATTTTGATATGCAACATTCCTTTTGAAGTTATTATTCGAAATAGATGGGTTGAAGTACGTTTCTTGTGGTTTTTCATATGATTGAACCGTCCATGATTCCAACATAGTTTTAGCCTGCTCAGATACCTTTGTCAATTGGGAAAACGATGAGTCAGAAACATACACAGCCATTGCCAAGGACATAATCAAATCATCATGTTGCCCCTTCATGTGGTCTGGCCTACCATTGATGTAAACAAACGTATTCATCTCGTTCAATAATCGTGAAGACCTAATTTTTAATCCATGTCTTAACCCTTCTTCAAAAGATGCAATTATTTGAACACGTTTTGAGTTAAAGTTAATACCCGGAATCTTCAAATCCATTTTTGGGTCATATTTCCATTTATTACCAAACTCTACTCCATCGACATACAAATCTTTATAACCAAGTTCTTGTAATTTCCTCGAAGTCGATACCCCCATCCCACCAGTGATATCCACAACAATAAAGGCTTTATACATATTCCCCCATTTATAAGCAATTTCAGCTAAAACATCAGGTGGAACTTTACCTAGATATTCGGCAACTTGTTCCCTGTCGTCAAAATCATAAATTTGAAATGTGGAAAAGTCCTCAGAATCTCCACGAGAAACGTCAACACCCATAATATATTTGTGACCAAGTTCTGGTTCCTTCCAAATCCACAAACCACCACTCATCATTTTGGTGGGGGGTTCTTGAACCATATTGTCTGTAATACTCTTCAACATATTTGAGTCAAAAACGTTGTCACCTGAACCGAGGAAATTACATTCCAATTCTTGAGCAACTTTTCTTTTGTCGTACTTGAGTTTTTTCACCATCGCCTCAAACCAAGATGAGGATGGTTTCCAACCTTGTTTGAACAAATCTACCAACTCAGCAAAATTTCTTTCAAATGGGTTTACGTCAGAGTAATCTAAAATTTTTTCATTTTTATATTCCTCTCTGTTTAGAAAATAATGAACAATATCATCAGTTTTTACCAAGTATAAATCTTTAGTATATCTTGGGTCTCGATACCAATACATCTCAGTAATCTTAAAATCGTTCATTCCACGATTTGCCTGTTCATAGATTTCGTAATAGATGGGGTCATATCCGTTTGGTGTGGATATAACAATCACTTTACCACCTGTGGATAGTGACGCCATACAAGCCGCCCAGAAATCACTGTCCGCGTCAATAAACGCCGCTTCATCAAATATAAGAATCGTGGGGGTATATCCACGTAATGCGTCTTTAGATGTTGCAACTGCCTTAACCTCACATCCGTTTGTGAGTTTGTAGTGTTTTGCAGCATTTTTGTCGTTGGAAAAAGTCACTCCAACCCACGAAGGCCATTGGTCTGTAAATTCCCTGATTTTGTTGGCAAATTCTACAGAGGTATCCAATTTATTGGCAATAATCAAAACCTTTTCTGGTTTGTTTTTTCTAGCGAATACAAGTTTCTTACTTGCCCATGCTGCGGTAACCGTTGATACACCCGCTTGTCGGTATTTCAGGGCAATATTTTCATTAAAACTATCGTAATCTTCTACTAACCTAACTTGGTCAGGGAATAGTTCTAACGGAACATACCTCGATTGGGTATTGTCGTATGTCTGCAAATAAGTTCGAAGCGCATACGGAGTATTCTGCATGCACTTCGTGTATTCTAATAATAATTGTTCACGGGAAAGACCCATATAGTTAAGTTCAGCTTCTACTGATACCTAAACTACCCAAAAAGTCGTCCAAGTCATCCAAATTGTCGTCGTCATCATCGGATGAAGGTTCGGTTGTATCCTCATCATCATCTGAATAATCTTCATCGTCGTGAACTTGATTCAAATGTTGTACAATTTCATCAATCATTCTGTCAAGAATTTTGGTAGCATTTACATCTCCCTTTAGGATTGCTTTTGCCAACTTGAAAAATTCTTCAGAAGAAAGTGCTGAGAAACGAGCAAATAGATAGTTTTGTATCCATCGTTTATCTTCGTCAAACAAACGTTCAGGATAAGCCTCAATAAACTTTTCCCACAGGACTGGACCAAGTCTCAAATCCCAAATTTCATTTGCCAAAGTATCGGTTGATGCCATTACCATTTCGGCTTGTTTAGGGTCATCAGGTAAACCCTGAGTTCCCAAAATTTCCATGGTTCCTTTAATTAATTCGTGGACTAATACAGGAAAAAATACTCCACGAGCTTTTACTGTTGGAGGGTCAGTTTCAATGTCAACCTCTTCTTTTCCAGCAATACCACCTTGATTCATCATCATGTCAAACGCTTGGTCAGGTAATACCCAATACATCAAATCGTTTACAGACATTAAAACTCCATAAAGATTTAGAAGATTTTCATCAATTCGGTCTAGTTCATCTCTTACCAATTCGAACATGTAGTGACCTTTTTTGGATGAACCTTGAATTAGTGCGTTGATAAATCTTCTCTTTGCCTTTTCAATATCGAATCTTTCGAACGCAGTCATGAAATCTTCAATATCTTCTTCTTGTTGACCAAAATTTTGTTCCAAGTCTTCTTGTTCAGGTTCTTCACCTTGTTTGGAAAAACCTGCCATATCAATTTGTCCTGGCATCACCAACTTAGCATCATAATTGACTTGGTCAGGTCTTACACCCATTTCTTTTCTTACCAAATCTACTGCTAAATTTTCTAAATATTCTTTATTCCTAGTCTGAATCCCTATAACATCTCTTACAGCACCCATCATGGCCATCTGTAAACCCATCAAAGCATTCTGACTTCTTACGTCTTCTTGACCTGTATATCTTTTTACTTTTTCAACTACGTCATTGAATCTTTTAGATGCAATTTTTTCTTCAAATGAAACAGGAACCTCAGGAGATTTGATGTCAGGAAAAGCAGGACTTTTGGAAAGAGGAGTTTCACCACGTTCCATTTTACTTTTAATGTCACCAGACATTCCCTTAGTCGATTTTTCAAATTCCGACCTGTCCTTTGGGTCCGCTTCTTTGATAAATTTTTTCATTACTTGTCTTTGAAATTAATTTTAAGTTGGTCAAAAGTAAGGTAATCTGGAATTTTTACGACTTCTGATTTTGGATTGGAATCAACCATATTTTTACCAGCCTTAGGTTTGGGTTGGTGTTTAGGTTGTTTGAAGGGGTCACTAGTACCAGGTTTTACACCTGGTTTAGTAGTGGGTTTTGTTCTTGTTGGTGCTGTTGTAGTAGATTCCATAGCTTCCTTTTTTGTTAAAGTATACATCTTCCCGACAGGCTTGTCCAATTTTTTATCTCCAACCATTTTCTCAGTTGGCATCTTATGAATAGTTTTTCTGATGATTCCACTTTCTGATAAAGTTTGAATCAATTCTTTTTTTGTCATTCTTGGTTGGACATGTTTTAGAATCATCTTCTCAAGAGATTCTTCTAAAACTTGTTGACTTGTTTTTCTTTCAGTAACTTTTTCAGGTAATTTTTTGAAGTTTTTTGTTTTACTTGCAAATTCATCAGCCATCTTACACCACTTTTTTTGTTCAGGAGTTTTTCCATCGCCACATTTTGCAAAGAAGTATTTTTGTTGTGATTTGGACTCGAATTTTTCATCCATTTCACCTTCCATCATACCCATACCATCTTCATCGTCAGCGTCTAATTCTTTGTCCACAGTTGGATTGTCACCATAACTACTAGCACCAACTTGTCTTTTGTCTTGTGTTGAACCTAATTCGAAAGGGTCTTTTACTATAGTTTCATCCTCATCTTCATAAACTTCGAAAGGTTTCTTCTCAGTCTTTAATTTATTGATGGTAACAGTGTCTGCTTGAGACACTTGAACTACTTCTTTTGTTTCTTTTTTAGTTTTCATAAACAACTTCTTTATCAAATTCTAAAATTAGGTCCCTTTCGTACAATTTATCTTTAACTTTTTGTTCGGAATCTCCGAAACGGAAAACAAGACGAGTTTGATTTTCACAACTTTCATCGGTTTCCCAGGCTAACGCGATTATATCTTCCATCGCGTCTGTCATTCCCATGAAGTCAGATTTTTGAACAAGTTCTAATTCCAAACTTGTATTCTTCAAAGTTCCAACTTTGGAAATGTATTGGAGTTCAGGTGGTTCAGGATATCCACTTGATGGTTTTGAATCCCAACCTTCACCCCATACATCTAATTCTTTTCCAAAAATGAATTCATACATATTATCCCCTCTATAGTTAGGACCAAGTCCGTTCACATAGATTAGAATCATAGTAATTCTCCTTTTGGTGAAATTCTGAATTGTTCACCGTTGCTTTCGAAAACTAAGTTGTTTTTATTAGTTTTACCCAGAAGTTTTAATTCAGAGTTTTCTTTGATAATAAACTCAGCAGCCAATTCTTGTTCAATTGTTTCAGACAACTTTTTTACCTTTAACATTTTTGAATCAACTTTTGACTTTTGTTTTTCAGATTTTTCAATTTCAGATTCAGATAAAACAAAATAACTTGATAATACTTTATCAACTTTTGACTCAGCAAAGATTGAATCCATGATTGATGAAACCTTCGACTCGGTTTCACCCATTTCACCGTCCATCTTTCTTGTTTTTACCTTAAATGGTTTACCTGTCCTTTCTCTATATTTGTTAAACATTTTTTCACCATCTGTTTTATTAAACCAAGATTGTTTGTCACCATATTTGTCATATAATTGCTGAAAAGTATCAAATTCTTCAGTATCAAAATCATCTCCAGCTATACCATAGATATCAGCACTTTTAGCCTGTCTGCCTTTTTCGTCATAGTATTCATCACCTTTGTAATCTTTTCTTCTAATATTACCAAATGAACCATACATACCTTCACCCATTTCAGAATCAACAGTCTCCTCAGAATCCATATCAAAATCAAAATCAGATTCAGATGAATTGTCCATACTCATGTCCATATCCATATCATAATCTGTTTCAGTATCTTCAAATTTTGTTAAAATATCTTCTTTATCTTCTTCAGATAGTTTGCTTAAATCCAACGCTGACAAAATGGAATTAATAACGTACTTAACATCTTCAGATGACATTCCAACAGAATCATTCATCATTCTAATTTTTTGACCTAATTTTCCTGTAATTTTTTGAATAACTCTAAAATCAACTTCCTCTTCCATACCTCCATCAGTTTCTGCTCCCATATCCATAGGTTCAGTGTCTGCTGGTGAATCCATCGAAACTTCAGTATCCATAGACATTTCTTCATCACCCATTTCAGGTACGTCTGTCATATCCATTTCAGCATCCATAGATACCTCAGGTGCCGGAGCTGGTTCTGGCGTAGATGGTTTTGGTAATTTTAGTGTGAACTTTTTTTCCTCATCAACTCTGAACATAGAAACTTCTTCAACATTTTCAGTCAATCTGTTAATTTCGCCAGCCATCAAATTTAATCTTTTCAAAGCTTGAGAATATGACTTATAATGTTTTCTATTCTTCATAGGTTCAATGTAATCCAAAGATTCATTGATACGTTTCATCAAAACGTAACCACCCTTTTCTTTAACGATTTCATATTGGTTTCCATCAGACAATGTTTTACCAAACTCAACTTTTGCAGTTTCGTTTACGGTTTGTGGAATGTTTTCTTTGTAACGAGCAATTTCAAGGATTCTGTTCAATTTTTCTTGTCCTTGTAATTTTTCACTACCAATAGGTTTTAAGTCAGCCATTTTTTATTTATTTAATTTTTAAGAATTTAATCCATTAGGACCTCCAAGCGCAACCGCATCTGTTTGGTAAACAACCGCACCTTGGTTATCAGACCAAGCTGGTTTAGGAAGTTGTGGAGTCGTTATTGTACCACTACAATTTACACAATCTTCATAGTCGATTTGACCGTTAAACTGAGCCGAAGCTGCTGGGGTGTTTGACGGTGTTGGTGAAGGTGTGTTAGTTGGTGTAAGTGTATTAGTAGGTGTAAGTGTCGGTGTAGGAGTATTCGTAGCCGTTACGGACGGAGTCACCGTTGGTGTTGGTGTCTTTGTTGCGGTCTGTGATGCCGTAATAGATGGTGTTGGAGTATTCGAAGCCGTAACACTTGGAGTCGGAGAATTACTCGGAGTCGGTGTTTTTGTTGCTGTTTGTGATGTCGTGACCGTCGGTGTTGGTGACGGAGTTACAGTACTTGTCACCGATGGTGTCGGTGTTGGACTCGCAGTTACCGATGGTGTTGGAGTATTGGTTGCTGTTTGACTCGCGGTTACCGATGGTGTTACAGTGTTAGTAGGAGTCTGAGTAGGTGTTGAAGTTTGTGTGGGTGTTGGGGTTGGTGTTGGGTTATCCGCCAAACAAGTTAAACAATCTCCATAATTCGAAGATTGTGTTGCAACAACATCTGAACCAGTACCTGGTTCCGCAGTATCAACAACTTCGTAACAACCTTCGGCAGTTGCACCATTAAAGGTTAAATAATAATTTCCCCCAATTACAGGAAGAGAACGTCCATCAAAATCGACTTCAACTGCGGCTCCGCCAGCACAGGGTGCCACTAAATATGTTACGAGACTCATCTAATTTTTTTACTTTATAAATATACGGAAAATCATAAATCTCAATTTATTCGGTTTCCATATTTTCAACCGAGAGGTTCTTATCCGTTAGTTTATTTTTGAATTCGAATAGTTTATCAATATATCCATTTCGTCTTAAGAATTTGAACACCAAATTCTCATAAGAGAACTCACCATCTTTTTCCAATCCAGCGGTTCTATACTTCTTCAACTTTTCTTTGAAGGTATCAATTTTCTTGACAGCTTTCTCATAATCCATGTCCTTGGATTCGTCCATTAAATCATCGATACAATCCATAACAGATTGCGCTTTTTTCATCAAAAAGTCTTTATCAATTGATTTATTTTCTTTTTCGGGTTTGTGAACCCATTCATCATATAATACTGAATACACCCCCGTAGAGAAATGTGATTCATTTGTATCCTCAGCGTATAACTCAACCTCATATCCTTTGACGGTTATATTGTGTGTTGTATTAAAAAGAGTTTTTTTCAATCCAAACAGTTCTTTGTAAACCTCCCTATCTTCGCTATCGAATTGGGTGAAATCTACATATAGATGAAGGTCGATATCGGAATATTTTGACCAGTTGTAATTTGCCAAGGAACCTGTAAATCTTACATCATCGATGAATAGGTTTTCACCCAAAAAATCCATAAATTCACCGGCAATGGCGAGTAATGCTTTTCTTATCGATGGTTTAAGAATTGGACTATCGGTATCAAACCCATCCCAAATTTGGGGGTTCAAAGTATCTTTTGTACCAAAAGAGGTTAAAATATCCGAGTATTTGTCCATAAACTATAAATACTCAAATAAAAATTTAAGTTAATTTATTAAACTTATAAGTCTTTGAAATTTTGGTATTGAAGTATTTTCCCTGTGATTCGGATAATCTAAACTCAGCATAGACGTTGTGGGGAACCTCATCATACTCATATCGAGTTCCGTTTTTGAACTCAACAACCATTTTTTTTGTGTCGGTATCGTACTCAGTTTTTACTAAGTTTGAAGAATCAATTGTGTTGATGATTCTTGTACCTTCTATAATTTGTGATTTAACGGCCATTTTCTAAAGGTGTTTCTTCATCAATTTTAGAAAATATTTCCGAAATGTAATCATCAAATTCAAATCCACCACCTTCAATCAAACCATACTTTCTAAGTTTGGCTTTCATTTGTTTTAATGCGTAGATTGTAAATTCTCGCTCCATGTAAATATTGTGAGGAATGTTGACACCCTTTTCCAATTGAGATTGTCTGATTCCTTCTTTTTGTAAACTCACCCTCATATTTCTGTAAAGGTCAGCAACGTTTTTAAGGTCGTTTAACATGACCGTATCCAAAAATTTCTTCCAAGGTGATTCCATACCTAATAAATATAAAAAACCCCCAATTAATTTTGGGGGTCTTTCGGGTCACACTTTGAGTTTCTTCAACTCTTCTCTAATTTCTATTGCTCGTTCGAAATTGTGGGTTTCGATACACTCTTTTAATTCATTCTCGAGTTGGGTAATTGATTCTTGATTACCCTCGATTTTTTTGATTTTGTCTCTAATAGCAATTGCCAATTCGTAATCCTCATTTTTAATTGCTGTTTGTAGTTCACGATTTAGTGATTCAACAGAACTTGGTTTACGTTTTGGTTCTTTGAATAGACTATTCATCATGTCGTCATCAAATCCCGAGCTACGAACAAAACTGGTAATTACAATTTTTCCGTCATCTGATGTGAAGGTTTCTTTATTCCAATCACCGTTCTCATCTTTACCTTTTTCTACGTTATTTTTTCCATGAATACCAAACCTTCCACCGAAAGGGTTAGAATTATCTCCAAAAAATTTATTTAGTTCGTTGAACAAATCGTCAAATGAATCTCGTCTTCCAAACATAATATTTCTTATTTTAATTTTTATTTTTTATATTTAACTCAATGATAGTAAATAATGTGCCAGTCCAAAATATAATCTAATACCTGACAATTTGTCAATACCATAAAATTTATACCTGACAAATTGTCTTTGTTGTAGTTTGGAAAAATAATTGTATATTTGTGGTAACTAAAAACTTAATATCATGATTGAATCTATGGATGACAACGATGGAAACATCAAATCGAGAAATAAAGGTGGTAGAACTCCAGTCTTGGATAACTTTAGCCGAGACCTAATCAAATTGGCTTCTGAGGGTAAATTGGACCCTGTAATTGGTCGCGAGTTGGAAATCAATCGAATCGCCCAAATTCTTTCACGTCGTAAAAAGAATAATCCAATTCTTATAGGGGAACCAGGAAGTGGTAAAACTGCAATTGTCGAAGGACTTGCAATGAAAATTTTCTTGGGTGAATGTCCCAAAAATCTTCGAGATAAAAAAATCGTTCTGTTGGACCTCACATCAATTGTGGCTGGTACAAAATACCGTGGACAGTTTGAAGAACGTATGCGGGTAATCATCGAGGAACTTACCGAAAATCCTGATATTATCATTTTCATCGATGAAATTCATACTTTGGTTGGTGCCGGTAACGCATCAGGTTCAATGGACGCATCCAACATTTTCAAACCCGCCTTGGCTCGTGGGGAAATTCAATGTATCGGTGCAACCACTTTGGATGAATACCGAACTAATTTTGAAAAAGATGGAGCCTTGGAGCGTCGTTTCCAAAAGGTTGTGGTAGACTCACCATCAAAAGAAGAAACCCTTTTGATTCTCAAGAATTCAAAAGACCGTTACGAAGATTTTCACAAAGTTTCTTATTCTGATGAAATCTTGGAAATGTGTGTAAACTTGGCAGACCGTTACATCACTGACCGAGAGTTTCCTGACAAAGCATTTGATATCCTTGACGAGGTAGGTGCTCGTAGTCAAGTCGAAGTTAAGGTGCCTGAATCAATTGAGGTATTGAAGCAAAAAGCTGTGGAACTCAAACAACACAAATTAGATGTTGTAAAGAAACAAGATTACGAACAAGCAGCAGAGATTCGTGACAAAGAAAAGAAACTTTTGGAACGTTTGGAAAAAGAAAAACGTAAGTTTGAAGAGGACCAAATCAAAAACAAAAAGATTATCGAACCTGAATTGGTTTTGAATGTTGTTTCCTCAATGACAAAAATTCCTGTTACAAAGTTGTCGACAGATGATAAAGAGTCACTCAAGAATTTGGAGCAAGAACTTCAAAAGAATGTTGTGGGACAGAACGAAGCGGTTAAGAAAATTGCACGAGCAATGCGTCGTAATCGTATCGGAATTAAAGACCCCAACAAACCAATTGGTTCATTCATCTTCTTGGGCTCCACTGGTGTTGGTAAAACTCACTTGGCTAAACAATTAGCTAAACAAGTTTTTGGTAGCTCAGACGCACTTATCCGTGTAGACATGAGTGAATACCAAGAAAAACACACAGTATCTCGATTGATTGGAGCACCTCCAGGATACGTTGGATACAATGAAGGTGGTCAACTCACTGAACAAGTAAAAAACAAACCGTATTCTGTAATTTTGTTTGATGAGGTTGAAAAAGCAAATAAAGATATTTTCCACACTCTCCTACAAATGTTGGACGAGGGTCACCTCACGGATTCTTTGGGACGTAAAATCAATTTCAAAAATACTTTGATTATTATGACCTCAAATATCGGAGTTAAAAAACTTCAAGATTTCGGTACAGGTATCGGTTTTGGCGGTTCAAGTTATTCTAACGAAGAACAGAAAAAAGAAATCCTGAAAAAAGAAATGAAGAATTATTTCTCTCCTGAATTCCTAAACCGTATTGATGACACCATCATTTTCAACTCTTTGGACCAGGACTCTGTAAGTAAGATTGTTTCAATTGAACTTCAAAATTTGATTAAACGATTGGGTGAATTGAAACTACAATTCACATTTGATGAAAAGTTGGTTAATCATATTTCCAAAGTTGGTTTTGATGATGTCTATGGTGCTCGCCCAATCAAACGAGCAATTCAAGATGAAGTAGAAGACCTTATTTCAGAACTTGTTCTAAATGGGGATGTTGTGGAAGACAAAAACTACAAAATAACCGTAGTCGAAGATAAAGTGACGGTAAAATAAGAAAGGGGTCGAAAGACCCCTTTTTTTATTCATCATTTCTGACTAACCAAGTAGTAAGAATATATTTGTCATTTGAGATTGGGACATTTCCACGATGTACATATGGCCATGGAGCTGGCCATACAACAAAAGTTCCTTTGGTAGGTTGTAATTTCAACCCTTGATGTATGAATTCGGTTTCTCCTCCTTCGGTAACATCATTTAAGTAGAACATCACCGCAAAAATTCTACTACAAAATTCGTGGTATTCTCCTTCAGTATGCCAAGCCATATAATGACCTTGTCCCTTTTCATATCTCTGTAATTGCCACACAGGATAATGAGTTCCTTGATTGAAAAGATATTCTTGGGTATTGAAAGACTCATCTGTTCTGTACCTCTTAACGTATAAATCAATTTTTTCATTTGCAGCATCACAAATTTCCTCAACAATATCTGCAAGGTCAGGGTCTGCCATCAAATTCAAATCTGTTGTGTCCTTGACAGTGGGGTCAACACCACTAGCCATTTCACCTTTGTATTGTAAATCTTTTTTTTCGTGAAAGATTTCAATTAACCTATCACAAAATTCATCACTGAGTGTCCCAGGGTAGATTCCAATTGTTTCCTTTATGTTCATAAAAATGTTTCTTGTATCCAAGACGATTTATCATCTCGTGAGCTGCCCGAATTGAATTATGTAAATCTTCAATCACAACATATTCATGAGGTGTATGATAAGAATAATAACCACAAGAAAAATTTATACAAGAAAAATCAAATTTCTTTTTCAGTTGTGATACGTCCGTATATGGGTGAATCATGTATTGTCGAGTCGGCATTAATTCCTCAAGAACCTCATCACATATTTGGAAAAATTCACTATCCCTTTCCCAAAGACGAACACCAGAACAAACTTCAGTTACCATGAAATTACTTGGAGCATCCAATTGAATTGCGTAAGCAACATCCGAGAAGAACTCGGGACTTGCCTCTTTTGAACCCCAACAACCAGTTTCCTCGGAAACAAAGAATGCTGCTTTTACGTGAGGCAAATCTCTCAAAGAAACAAGTGCACCATAAACACCACATTTGTCGTCACCACCAATACCTACAGGTTTGCCTTCGGCATTGTATCCTTTAAGTGATAGTTTGGTTTGATTTTCTTCGTTGGGAAGGAATTCTTCCTTGACTATAATTTCATCCGAAAATCGATGGACAGTGTCGGTGTGAGCCACCATACAAGGATATAGTTTGTTTTCATAACCTTGGGAAGTTTTTGTTGCATATACATTCATCATTTCGTCAACAACATACGGGATGTTCTGTTCTTTTAACCAATCACAAATGTATTGAACCATCAGTTCTTCATGATGTGTTGCGGTCCTGACAGAAAGGACGTTCTTGAGGAATTCTAATTCATTCATCTATGAAGAAATTTACAATAGTTTTCAACAAAGATATGAAAACTTTTTTATATATCAAAAAGTTTTTTGTTATAAAGGAAACTCTTGAAGTCTTCCAAGGGTAATCTGAACCCTTTTTTTATGAATTCATTTTTTTTACCTACCGTAAACAAAATTTTACCCGTTTCAGTATCAATCCTATCTACCATGAAGATATAGTTTTCATCTGAAGGAAGAACTAATCGTTGATTAAAACCACCAATTTTCTTTATAAAATTCTGAGCTTCGGCAATTTTTTCTATCTCAAAAGAACCATCGTCAATGACTTCCTCCATTTTGTCCAATAATTTTTCAATGGCAGATTCTGTATAGTCATAATCACCAGAACCGGAAACTTGATATTGTAACTGCGAGAAATCTTCAATTCCACCCGTTTTGTTGTTTACAAAGTCACTCAACAAATCAAATAAGTTTTGATGCAGTCCTCCACTATTTTTTTCCAAATAGTTTTCTAAATCATCAAGTTTGATATCGTATTTCCAAAAAGGTTTGTCCATAATCAAATTCAAACCATTTTCTTCAAAAATGTTGGAATATTCTTTTTTAAGGTAGTCACTGAGACCTTCTTCCACATCCGAATTTTTGTCAGAAACATAATAATTTTGAATTTCTTCAACTTCGTCAGGAAAAAAAGTTTGCAATTCTGATGCAACTTTTTGTCGGCAACCCCCCTGAAGTGGTGTTTCAAGGCATTCATTTGGTAATTTTCCTGAGAATAAAACGGACAAGTATTCTTGTAACCTTACCTTCTGAGTTTCATTAAAATAGTCGAACAGATAACCCTCGTTCCAATCTTCTTCACCCACATAAGAGTCATAATGTTCCATAGGATAATGACTTCCAACTGATGAATATGCCACACGTTCCCAATCATCCATTTCAGTAAATAAATCCCAAAAACCTTTATCATCAAAAGAAATGTTCAAAATGATGTTACCATCAGAATCTCGTGAAGCTGAACGAATCATTTCATCGAATGAGTAAAGTTGACTCAACGATACATCACCATTTTTAATTTTTTTTATCAACTCCATCAACCCGGTACCCTTTCGTGCCTCATTGAGGATATCTGTTGCAAAAGGATAAAGATTTATCAAATATTCCAAGGTACTTCTGTTGTCTGCGGTATTGTAAATTTCAATTGTACCACTTATTGGGATGAAAACGGCCATTTTTTCTTTTGCATTTCTTCTATCTATAAAATAATATAACGAACCACGAGATTTATAATCTTCAAAGTGTCGGTCATTTTCGGCTGTGGTACACCATTTGGTGTTTGCCCCATAATAACAAGATGCCTTATGGGAGTTTGGACGGACTACCAAGTATCTTCCATCATCATAGATGACATCCGATTCTTTTTTTGCGGTTTTTTGTTTTGATTTTTCTGACAGATTTTTTTTCAATATTGTTGTCAATACAAAAAGTTGGTCAAGATTATAAGAAAAAATATCTTTTGGAGATTTCAGAATTCTTTCCAAATCCTCTTCACTCATCTTATTGTCGTTCCAAGTCTGAGCAACTTTTAATTTTTCCAAAATTTTTGGGGTAATCCTATTAACATTATTCGAAAATGTACCAACAACCTCCTCAAATAGTTGGATTAAATACTGTGTCTGTTCGATTTTCTCTCTTTGACTAAGAGATTTTTCTTGGAGTTCTGTAAGTTTTTCCTCAAGGGATTTTTCAATCCACGTAATGAACCTTGACCCGGTTGGGTCGGAATCCAATATACGTTCAATGGTATTGTCGTAGTCAGGAAACTTTTGAAAAAGTTTTTTATACGCATCCTCTTTCTTACCTTCAACAAGAAATATTTTGTTCATACCTCAAATAAATACTTGGAAAAACCCAATTTATGTCTCCACTATTTGTAAAATTGAAAAATGTATTGTATATTTGAAGTATGAAAAAGGCACTATTCTTACTGATGACCCTCGCAGGAGCGAGTGTCTTCGCACAAAAAACATCTGACACCACATTCATCATGGTTGAATCTCGAGAAGACGAACAATGGGTTTCATACGCAATGGAACAATCTTCGGAGATGTTCTTGGTCAAAGACGTACTGTACGTCTTCCATCAGAAAGGTCGTAAAATGGTAGGAGTTCCTGTCGAATTCCCCGCACCAATTATCATCTACCCCAAAAAACAACATGTAAGTCGATATTCTGAATTCTTGGAGTCCGACCGATACAAACAATTACTCGAAGAGACAGTGGAATAAAAAAAGGGGGTAATATACCCCCCCTTTTACATTTTACATAACAAGTATTTTTAGAATACTAATGCCCCTACAGATTCTCCACCTATATTCAAGTCTTGGACTGTATTAGTATTACCTAACTTTTTCAACATTTCAAATGTTGCGTTCTGTGCTTGACCATATGCCTTACGTTGACCAACCTCTAATGCTTGGTTTTTTTCAAGTTCATTACCTTCAGTGTAACTGTAACAAAATGCCTGACCTGCGTTACAAGCTTTTGTGTAGAAATCACTCAATTGGTATAAAGGTAATTTTTTTACTCTCACTCTTTGATACGCCATATTGATTGCCCCGTTAACTAATTTTTGTAATTCAACCTTATCCAAAGCGTCTCTCTTAATAAATTCAGTAAAAGTGGGGGTCTTTTGGCCTGGAATCTGACCACTTAACTCACCAAATACCTTTTTTGCACTTAGTTCAAGGTCTTGAACTGTCGGTACCATCCAACCGTTTGTAATTTTTCTAGCCTCTTTCTCAGGGGCTGGCTGTTCTTGAATTATTCTTCTTACAATCTTTTCTAAATCAGATTCAGTTAGTCTAATAACTTTTTTCATTTGAAATATTTTACATATAAATACTTTGTGATTCGAAAAAAAGTATTTATATTTGTATTGTTCTTTGAATTATGGGGGTGACCGGTATTGATTGGCAGAGTTAGTCATACGGGGCATGCGGTGAGATGTTTCCTATCACCTTAATCTATGGATGCAACAATCAAACGGCGAAACTTTCGCAACTCTCGAGGCTTTGGGTCTTATCCAAGCTGAGGAAGTTACTGTAGCCTAAGGCTATAGTGACAATGGGTCGATGGACATATAACCTGGAAACAGAAGTCCCTACGGTGTGGTTTCTACCCAAAAAGGAATGGAGGTAACGTTTGGTGTTCTACCGATTTGAGTGAACACCCCACAGTTGTTGGTGACGATGGTAAAATAGAAACCAAATAGTTCGGAGGGTGTGAAAAACCCTGACCTAAGCATGTAGTCCTTTATGGGTAGACTGAGCAAGACGCGGGTTCGATTCCCGCCACCTCCACCAAAAAAAGAACCCCTCTTTCGGGAGGGGTTTTTTATTTTACAAACATCCTGTAAAACTTATAAATTGTGGTTTGTTGTGTTTCCTTAAAATCTGAACAACAACTTTCGGGTCAACCTTAGATGTTCCTTTCAAAAATTGTTTCAAATCATCAACGGCTTTCGTACCCTCACTATCTTTCTCTCTCATGAGTAATTCTACGATGTTTACTAACGCACCCAAACCATGTTTAGGTCCACCAAAACATCCCTGAGGTACCATAACGTCTTCTTTTTTCTTACCCTCGGCTTCCTTGAGGTGTTGTACTAAACTCTCTCTGAGTAATCTTTTAATGTCATCCATGTCTATAAATATATCGTTATAATAATTGTTTTATACGAGAAATTTCTTCATTTAATTTTTTATCTTCCTCCTTTGGTTCAGATAACCCTTTCAAAGATGTAACAGCGGCGGCTGGTGTGATAACTTTCAACGCAGTTTTCATAATTTTATCCACCAAGTTATTACCGTCCTTTTGTAATTCACCATATTTTCCAGGTGTATAGGTTGTTTCTTTATTCCCACTTTTACTCTCTCCACCATCTTTTGTTAATACTGCCGCTGTCGCCAAAGCTCCAATAGCAGCACCTTTAAGATATGGTTCAGGGTCCTTTGCAACTAATCCACCATCCAAGAGTTCAAAATGCAGATGTGGTCCTTCACTACGTCCTGCATTGGGATGTCCTTTTTCACCACCAGATTCGCCAATTTTTTTACCTTTGGTAATTTTTTCATTTTCGCGAGCATACCACTTATTTAGGTGAGCATATCTTGTATAAAAAACTTTACCATCTTCGGTAACGTGTTTTATAAGAACTTGACCACCAAAACCATCATTGAAGTTACCGGCTTTGACAATTTCTCCATCTGCAACGGCAACTACTCTTGTGCCAGGGTCGGCAGCCAAATCAATACCTTTGTGTTGTCGACCCCATCTCGGACCGAAGTCAGAGGTCTTTTCAAAACTCTTTCCTTGTAGTGGGTATGATATATTCATAAATTATAAATATCAAATAACATTGTTTCGGATAAATTTATCAACCCTGTTAATGTCCCTGTCTCCAATTTTTATTTTAACATGATTTTTTGGCTCAGGAGTAAAAATCAAAATCGAACTTTCAAGGTCAATAAAAACACCATCTTCAACTAAATCTCCATGTAAGTTCACAATTTCTTTTGTGTAAATGTTTGGATTTCTTTTGACAAAACCGAGTTTCAATAAACCTTCAATAAAATTTTCTTCGACTATTGTTTCATCATCGAAATCTATATCCCAAAAATCAATCATACCAAATAGTTTCTTAATGAGTTCGCATCATTATATAACTCTTCTTTGAATTCATCTGAAAAGTTATTGTCCTTAATAATAGATGTTGGTATTTCAGAGAATACCCAACTTAAGGCTAATGTGGCTATCAAGTTTTTACTTTCATCATAAATAGGGACTGCAACGTGAGCATAATTTCCATAATTTTTCAAAAGACTCATCGTTGGTAAGTCTTCCATTTGATTATCCAAATCTACATAGAACATTCTACTGGACATCATCTGTCCCAAATACCAAGTGTAATTTGAAACTAAAATATTTTGAAATTTATCTCCAACTCTTTCTAATCCGTCTGAATTTCTTTCATATGTCACCGAAGCTTTCTGCATTGGATTTTTACTGTAAAAATATCCTCCGTTGTGAAATTGAATTACGTAAATTCTATCTGAATTAAATCTTCTTCTTATTTCTCTGAGAGTAAAGTGAATCACTTCATCTTTTTGGATTTGTTCTACCAATTTTTCGCGACTTTTTTTCTCATCCTTTTTATCCTGCATTTTTTTGAAATACCCAGCACCAATTAGTGCTATGATTACAGATGTAATCGCGGTAATGACAGTCTGAATAAGGGAAATCCAATCCATAATACTTTAATAAATACAAAAAGACTAAGCTTTATCAGTCTTTTGTTTCATTTTTTATACCAAAAGGTATTTTGTACCATATTCTTTCGTGAATAAAATACAAAATTGGTTTGAATAACAATTCACCCAAACCTAACATGGAAGCTAATTCTACACTTGCACCAAAAAAATATGCAACTGAAATTGTTGTTATTGTACCTAAAATCCTATAAGAAACAGTTTTCGCCAAGTGACGATATATAGATAGTCTCTTCATCATTTTGAGCGGAAGACGGGACTCGAACCCGCGACCTATAGCTTGGAAGGCTATAGCTCTACCAACTGAGCTACTTCCGCAAAATTTACTCTCCTGATGGAATAAACATCCAAAATAAAAAGTAAATTAATATAATTGGGAATGGCGTGAAAATCAAGCCGAAGAAGATTACCCTGGATATTAGAGGATTAATGTTATAGTGGTATGCCAAACCACTACACACACCACCAAACACACGGTCTGATTTTGGACGATAGATAACAGGTTTCATTTTATAAATTAAAAATTTGTGGGCCCAGTAGGATTTGAACCTACAACCAACGGATTATGAGTCCGCTGCGCTAACCGTTGCGCCATAGGCCCTTATTTGTTTATTCCCACCACTTGTCAACGTGACGATTTAGAAGTTCAAAGATAAGGCCTTTTGCCCGTTCGTGCTGCACAAATCCCATTGCCATTGCCAAACGTACTGAACTTGGATTACTTTGGTAAATCTTATGTTTTGTTGCTCTATTTTTCAACAAGGGGTATTTGGTAAAATACTCGTCCAAATCGTCACGAAGATTTTTGATTTTCATCTCATAGTCATCACTTCCTTCAATCTTTACGAATGTATATTCATCATCAACGTAGGAAAAATACTCGTGGAGATAATGTTCTGACTGAAACTTTTCAATAAGTCTGACAATTGTGTTCATGATTTCCACGTTACGTTCGTAACCCACGTATGGCATAGTTTTACCGTGGGACTCGGACATATTAGATAGTTTGAACTTGATTATCTCGAACAAAAATGTATCATCCCAATCACGGTCCTTCCAAATTACTGGACCCCATTTGATTAGGTTTTTGATACCACGCACAAAGTTCTGTGGATAGTAACGATATTCGAATTGCCAAAACAACCGAAGTTTTCCCCAAAAAGAAAGTTTTTTATGTTCCATTAGACAAAGATACAAAAAGTTTGTTAAATTACAAAATTACATATTGGTAGACGGAATGGGAATCGAACCCAAGACCTTGATGGTATAAGCATCCTGCTCTCACCCCTGAGCTATCCGTCTATAAAGATTAACGGAAGTAAGTTGTGTCACCATGTTGATTATCCCATGGACATACAAACAACTCAGGTTTTGATATTCGTTCTTTGGAATTGGGTAAATCTTGTAAGATATCAACCAATTCGCTTGTATTGCCCTTGGCAATAATTTGGTTGTGAATATCTTCAGAGGAATCCATGATTACTTATTTTTACCCTTCTTTGTTTTATCGGTCAATTTTGGTGCCTTCGTTTGTTTTTTAACTTGACGAGGTTTCGGACCTTTGTCTTCGTCATCCAACGGAAGATTTTGCAAATTGAGTTTACTCATTTAATTAAATTTAGAAAATTCTGAGCCTCCAGTCGGATTCGAACCAACGACCTACTGATTACAAATCAGTGGCTCTACCAGCTGAGCTATGGAGGCAATAACTGTACAAATATATATCAAATAATATTAATTTCAAACTAAACTTGTTCTCTTGTTGAAAAAATTTCTGCAGATTTTTCAACAATCCAATCTTTATCAGCATATTTGAATTCTTTCCAAACATCAAAGTCTTTCAACATTTCCAAGACCTCATAAGGTACCAAAACCATTCCCTCGGGGGAAACGCCAACAAACTTATTGTATTTTTGTTTACTGAAATCAATTTCCTTTGTAGACATAGATAAGAGTATCACCAATTTTATAGTTTCCCATACCATCCATCATTACAGTTTGTCCACACTGAGTTCGGATAAATTTCACATTGTTTTCATCAGGTCCAATCGTCCAGCTACTATCAACAACACATTGGACTATTACACCATTATCTTTCGTAGGTCTGTCACAAGATGATAGGGAAATTAACAAAAGAGATAAACATATGATTCCTAAAAAAATCAAAAAAGCGGGACCGTTGTCTTTCAACCAAGTTTTCATGATATTTGTTTGACGGTATACTTATTTCCCAACAAAGAATTGGATTCGAACAACTTGGCAATTTTTTCCGCTTGTTCGAAGGTCTCAAATTCCATCGGAATACCTTCACTGTCATTGACCAAAATCGTTACCTTTTGGTTCATCATTGTGGTTTCTTTTAATATTACAAACGGCATAGGATTAAAATTTTGTAGGGATGACAGGGCTCGAACCTGCGACCCCCTGGTCCCAAACCAGGTGCGCTACCATCTGCGCTACATCCCTATGTGTTTCAATTATACTATAGATATCTCCTTAGTCAAATGAAACATTATAACTTGCCATAAACTCGTGGAGTTGACTACGACATTGTTCCAAAGCATTGAGTTCTTCATCACTCATATTATCAGGAGCGTATTTAATTTTACCTCGAAGATATTGGTCCATATCCCAAAGAACGGAATGGAATTTAGAACCACCAGTTGCCATTTGGAATTCGTGGTCGTCTTCAGGTAGGTTAAATTCTAAGATTGCTTTCATTATTTCAATTTTTTACCAGCACATTCAGTTATTACAAATCTTTCACCAAAGGTAACACTTTTTACCTCATGAAACAAATTTCCATCGTAAATAATTGCTGAATATTTTTTAACAGGGGCAGTTTCTCCATTGATTATCAATTCTCCTCCTTGGAAATCATCATTCAAAAAAAGTGTCAGGACCAAGTCCCGATTGAATTCAGGTCCCGAATCTCTGTGTTTGGAGTGTTTACCCCCAACAGGATAATAAGTGAAATAGTGTGGAGATTCTAAAGATGGGTCTTCAATAAAACACGAAAAACATTCAATAAGTTTTTCAGTTAAAAAAACAAATTTGTTATTCGGAATACCAATAATTTCTACATTACGGTTGGATGCTTGTATCTTTGTTTTTGTAGTTGAGTGTACATCCCATCTATTAATATTTACCGAAACACCTATTGTTATACCATTCCAATATTTTAATAGTTCTTGAACTTCTTGTTCATTAATTACATTTGGTATGACTCGAAAATTATCATAGTAGATAATATTTTCACATAAGTTTGACATTATGAAATAGGTTTGTAGTTGAGGCAGGAATCGAACCTATCGCGTCACATCCCATAAATGGGATTGCTCTACCACTGAGCTACTCAACTATTCGAGCGAAAGACCGGATTCGAACCGGCGACCCTGACCTTGGCAAGGTCATGCTCTACCAACTGAGCTACTTTCGCTTAAAAAGAGGTAGACCCGGGCCCAGCAAGCCGCTCACGCAGAGACGGAAGGGCCCTTTTGAAGGTCTACTTTGTTGCGGGGGGAGGATTCGAACCTCCGACCCCGAGGTTATGAGCCTCGTAAGCTACCACTGCTCTACCCCGCGATGTTGTAGCCCGACGGGGAATCGAACCCCGCTTTCATCCGTGAAAGGGACGTGTCCTGACCGATAGACGACCGGGCCATTTGATAGTACAAAGATAAGAAAGATTTTATAAATATCCAAATCTTTTTTTCAGTACCCCCTGAGAGATTCGAACTCCCAAAACTTCATCCGTAGTGAAGTGGTTTATCCATTAGCCTAAGGGGGCGTTTAATCAACAAAGTATAACCAGGATTCTGTATTTAATCTGTCATTAATCTTTTGGCCCCCACCTTGTCCGACCAGCTCACCGTCATGGACTATTTTGGGTTGCATCCTCGGTGGTAATTATGATATAATGATGTGGACTTATAACTGACCATTATAAGTTGTAATCCTTATATCTCCCACCTTAAGCTGAGATGTCCTGAGTTTCCTCTCCGTGGAGCGACAGAACTTTGTTAATAATTGTATAAAAGTTTTACGTATAGACCGATGTACTTTTTGTTGATACTGTCCGCCCGACCGAAAGCTCCCATCAAGTCGTTGTTGACAACTGCTTGAACGAACCCTCCGCCAGGGTAACCGATACCATGTTTGGTACACAAAATGCTCACACAAATACTGTGAACGTGTTCCATAACTTCTTCGTTGTAGACAAAATCAAATTCACCCAAACCAAGTTCGTTGTGATTCTTCATCAAGAATCCACTAACTACTTTTTCAATATCTTCTATTGTATTCATTTCCTTTTGGATGTTTTGTTGGTGAGTTGTTCCCCTTCTCAATTTGTTTTAGAATTGCAAACAACTGCACAATTACTATTAGACCAATTACAATCATTTTTCTTCGTTTTTTAAGTTACTTGGTGCTTTACCACCGAATTTACTATTTGTCCACAAATCATCAAAATCTTTGAATCCACGTTCTACCGCATAATCATCATTTTTCTTTCTTTGAAATGCTTGGATTTTTTCAGGGTCCCTCATCTCATCGGGATTTTCAAATCCGAGAGCTTTGGCACACTCTTTTTCACACCACTCATGAGAACCAATTGAGATATGGATTGGTAAATCGGTCTCAAGTGAGTCAATGAAGTCTTCGAACTGATTCGCAGCTACGAATGGCATCGTGTAGATACCCTCATCAACAGCGTAACCTGACTCGTCTTGACTATCAAAGATTTCAATTCTTCCCATTCGGTATTTCTCACCAAACAAAGAGAACACTCCATATCCGACAGTCGAGTAATAGAATCTACCAGGGTCACTGACACCATGAATATCCACACACCTTGGATTTCTCTCCATGTAGGTGGCAAGTTCATCTACCAATTGTTCATCGGTGAGTTCTTTACCCTCACTGTGAGTTCGGATATTCTTGATGAACCATTCAAGGTCTTTTCTACTGATTTTCATAGTGCAAATATAATAAAAATTTTTGATGTAGCAAGGGGGAGAATCGAACTCCCGACCTCATGGTTATGAATCATGTGTTCTGACCAACTGAACTACCTTGCCATAAAAACGGGGACCGAAGTCCCCGTGTAGTAGAAAGAATTATGAAAACTCAACACGGGTGGAAACCCGAAGACCATAAAGATACTGCTCTTGTTTTTTGTTTGAAAGAGAACTCGTACGGTGTTCAGGATGTTCCTTATAGTATGTTTGAATGTCCCATCCATCTTCCTGACCCCACTCAAGAGCCATTTGAATAAACTCTTCTTGGTCTATAAGTTCTCCGTATTCGTTAACCACACGACCACTCCGGATAAACTCAAAGAGTTCTTCTTTGGTCTTGTAGTATTCTGAGTCGTTCCAGTTCCAAAGAAATTTCCAACCAGAGCTTCGCTTACCCAAGTGGATGTTGGTTCCTTCCAAGAACTCCTCCCAAGGTGAAATAGAAACCCACTCACCAACTGAGATTGAACGAAATCCCCGCTCAATTTGTCCTGGATTAATTGAATCCATTTCATCAATCCGCATGCGGAGCTTTTGCTCCCGCTTAATCATTTCGTGTCCTTGGGGTACCCGGTAATAGTTAGTTCCCATAATTAAAATTTTAACAAATATACAAAACTATTCTTCTTCATCATCATCCCAATCATCATCACTGTCAAGGTCATCCATTGTGAATAGTTCTACCGTAAGACTCTTACCCCAAAAATGTTCCTCATCGTAATTTCGTTCAAGTTCTTGACCCTTGAAGAAAACCTTGTCAATCAACTGTTCTTCGTAATTTGGTGTCTCCATTGATTGTCCAGTCACTGCAAAGTCTGAAGGTTTTGGTTGTTCATCTGATTCAATATTGAAACCGAACATAGTACCTTTAACAGTCTCATAAACCAAAAGAATATTTTCTTTACCCTCATGAGGATAAGCATCAATTTCTTTTATATGGTCATCAGCATTTTCGGGGTATTCGAAATTTTCCATAAAACGGTCCATTTCGTCTTGTTTAACGTCCCAAACCACATTCTCCTGCTCGTCAACGAGTACGAAATGAAGTCTCTCAGAATCAATAGCTGTGGTTGTTACCCAATAATTTGTCATATAATGGTCATAATCCTCCAAAATTTCAGGAAGGTCCATGTACATTTCATCCAAAGTTTTATGTCCCTCTTTTTCCTTGAAAGAAAGGATGGTTTGAACTTCTTCATCAGTTAAGGTGTGAGCGGAACCATCGAGTCCGTATCCGTTCACAAGGAGTTGATATTTAGCCATTGAGTTGTGAGTTTTTAGTTGGTTCTTCGTCATTGTCATCGTCATCGAAACTAGCTGTAGGCATCAATAAAATTCCCAATAACCACCAAGGATTTTGAGTCATCCAGATGATAAAACCCAACAAACTCATGTAAATCACGGTAAAAAGAAAATAATACAGATGCTTCATGTTTCAAACAACAATTAATGATTTCTATATACAAATATACAAAAAAAATTTATCATTCAAAATAACCTAATCGAAAATATTAAGGAATTTAATTATAATTAAAACGGATGTATTACTCACCAAAATATGAAGCTCAATGGGGACTTCCTCCAAGAACTGCAAGTCGTATGACAAAGGAATTTTTGGATAAATTGGGTTTCAATGAATTGTTTGGTCATCATGTGGTTGTTAATGTAAGAAATGATTGGGAATTGATAATTAATACAAGAAACCCATATGCTGTTGCAGCGTCTATGTGGATTCTAATCTACAAAAATCGAAAAAAAAATAATAGACCAGTTCCAACTTTTTTAGAACATACGTTGGAGTTGGATAGACCTACCTATGGTATACCTCCTGAAATTGGACCTTCTTACTACTTACAAATTTTTAACCGAATGCCCGATAGAGTTATCAGGTACGAGAATTTTGCTGAAGATATAATGAACGTTCCTTTTATCAAGAATAATTCTAGTTTGTTACAGAATGAAATTGATAAATTACATCAAGGTGACGTACCTTGGATGGACGATTATCCTGAAGAAGTTAAAAGACCTTATTACGAATTTTATGACCAAGAATTGGCCAATATAGTTTACCGTCAAAGAAAATTGGAGTTTGATAATTTCGGGTATGACCCGAATTCTTGGAAAACATTGGTGAAATAAAAAAGGTTGGTAGTAGTTGACTTTATCAGGAATCCCGTTTAGCAACCTCGGAATGGCCTAACTTCACACACCATTAGAGAGAAATAGAATTCTTAGTGTGTACCCTTGCGAACTGCTCTCTCAGTCTGTCAACCTACGCTTTGTACTACCAACCCACACGATAGTCGGGGTAGGAATCCCACCTACAATCGAGAACAACCCCCTAATAGGCTGTTGGAAGGGACGGATTCGAACCGCCGTACCCGTAAGGGAGCAGATTTACAGTCTGCCGGTTTTAACCACTCACCCACCTTCCAAGGTTGTGGTGTAGACGGGGTTCGAACCACGTGGCACAAGTTTTTTCAGGACTCTGCTCTACCATGGGAATGTCATATGGGCATTCCTCCTGAGCTACTACACCAAGTTGTACCGAGGGTGGGACTCGAACCCACACGCCTCACAGCACTGGTTCCTAAGACCAGCGTGTCTACCATTCCACCACCTCGGCAACTTTTTTCACCAACATTTCAAAGACCTTCGGGGTGTTATCCCCGTTTCAACCCTACAAAGATACAATAAGTATTCTAATTTCCAAACTAACTACGGTTAATTTTTATGGACAATCTTTTTTATTCCGTTATAATATCAACAATATACAAAATATGAAATCACTTCCATTTGAAAAAATTTTCAGCGAAACAGGTGAATTTTATTGCAAATATACAGTTCCTAGAAATTATGACGGGGTTATAATTAATCTGATGTATGGTGAGGATATTTTACATGAAACTGTCTTCAACCCAGCAATCAAACCTTATTCCTCTTGGGTTGGACATTCATTTTTGAAAATGTATCCTGGCAAAGAGATTCGTATAGTCCAAGACTATTTCGCACATAAAGGAGAAGAATCCACTGAACTACATTACATCCATATCCCAAAATGTGGTGGGTCTACAATAGAAAACACTGGTTATGAATGGGGTGTAAGGTGGTCAAAATGGTACGAAACACCCCATAGTTATCATTCACCATCAAATTACTTTATGAACAATCCAGACTTAATCAAAGACAAGGTATTGTTTACCACAGTAAGAAACCCTTATGATAGAATTTTAAGTTTGACTTATTGCCCATTCAATCTTGTATTTCAAAACAGAAGTCAATATAAACCAACCAAAGATGAGTTTAATGTTTGGGTTTCAGAATCTATTATAAAATCTGACACTATGTATGATTTTGTATATTACAAAGACAAGAAAGTTATACCCCATGTTATCAAATTGGAGAATTTGAAAGAAGAGTTTGATAATCTTATGTTTAACTACAATACTAAAATAAGAATCAACAAATCTGCAAACATAGGTTCACACTACTACTCAGAAAAAAGATTTGGATTAGAAGATATCAGTAAAGAAAACATCGATTGGATTAATAAAAAATTTGAAAAAGATTTTATTTATTTCAACTACGATAAGATTTAACGCACATGTATATTTCTGAAAAATATAAATGTCATTGGTGGGGTCCTCCAAGAACGGCAAGTAGAGCAACATCTATGATTGCCACCAATTTGGGTTTCGTTGACTATGGAATAAGTCATGGAATGGAAGTTATTGACCCAAGTTGGTCGATAATATTAAACATTAGAAATCCTTATTCAAGAACTGTCTCATGGTGGATTTTAAGAAACGGTACCGATGACATTCCAAAAGATAAGAAGGTTTCTTTTTCAGATTTCGTTAGAAACCATAACGAATTCTTGGATTTGAATTATGATAATAATTGGCATGAATTGGGGACCCTCAAAAGGTACAACACCAAACCTGATTATCTTGTAAGACATGAAAATTTATATCAAGACCTTTTACGAATACCATTTATAAAAGACAATCAAACTGAATTGTCAGAATTGTTGGATATGATTCAAGATGGTAAAAAACCTTGGCAAACCAACTATTTGGAACAATACAAAAAACCATATCATTCTTATTATACTCAAGAATTGGCGGACATTGTTTATCAAAAAAGAACCGAAGACTTTGAAATGTGGGGTTATGAAAAGGATTCTTGGAAAAATATTATTGAATAAAGTATTTATTGTTGTCCATGGCAACAACTCGTCCTTTCGCTTATAATTTGGGTTCATCAATTGATGGAACAGAACAGTTAGGTAATTTAGCAATTGGTACACCAACATCTGGATTTACCCAAAGTCCAAAATTTTGGAATGGTCCTGATGAAGATTTGGGATATGTAATCACCCACCAAACTCCAAGTGGTCAACCAGGTGCCGACGGCACAACCGCATTTTTGGGATTTTTCAGGTCAACCGATTTAACTGAAGGGTCGTTTATTACTTTATCAGAAACTATTGCTGGTCAATCATTTGCAACTGGAGAAGAAGCAAAAACATGGTTAAATAATAATGGTTATTGGACATCATATGGTGTGTCTCTCTGTGATTCATTTACATTTAATAGTATTAATGCAAACACAACAACAACTTCAGCAATAAAAACATCTGCTGGTGGTTGGGATTCATCGGCATATTCCTTGGAAACATATACAACTCCTGTTACATTGACCTTCCAAACTACAGCTAATGGTAACATCTTAATGGGTGGATTCTCTTATAATCCAACAGGAAATGTTGAGACATATGTTAATATTTCATATGGAATATACTTACAAAATAATTTCATAGAGATATATGAAAATGGTAACCAAGTTAATGTTCCAGGTTCAATAACTACCTTATCAACTGATGTATGGAAGGTAGAATATAATGGAACGAATGTTACATATTATAAAAATAATGTATTAATTTATACTTCATCAAATCCAGTTACACAACCATTACATACATTCTTTGCATTATATACACCTGCAGAAGGAGTAAATAATGTTTGTGTTATTGGAACTCCATCACCAACACCAACAACAACTCCGACTCAAACGAATACAAACACTCCAACGGTTAGTCCCACAAATACTCCCACACCTTCGACCTCACCAGTTGCGTTAACGGGTTATTCATTTAATTTGGTAGCACTTCCATACAGCTTCCCTTCTTCAGGTAATTCTATTATGAACAGTACTGGTGGAATTACATCAGGAAGTACAGACATAAATGTTTTAGCAACAGGAGGTAGAGGATTTTACCTCAATAGTATAGATTCAGAAAGTGTTAATAGAACAAATTATTATTCGGTGTTTACAGGTCAAAGTGTGACCATAACATTCTATCAAGCAGGTATTACAGCAATTTATTCAGGTGATACTGACTCTTTCAAATATTGGCAAGAATCGCCATCAAACAATGGATTTGTTTTTGGTGCTGGTATAGGTGCACCTCCTACAAATGTACCCTCCGGAAATGCCGTACTAATACAATCCGCAACAACACAATTCACAATAGGTGTACCTGTATATGTAAGTTTGGTAATAAATCCAGGAGTCACTCCAACACCAAGTCCAACAAGTACTCAAACACCTACACAAACACCAACGAGTAGTTTGACTCCAAGTTTTACACCAACAACTACTCCAACTCAGACACCAACCAATACACAAACTCCAACCCCAACATCGACAAATACAACTAACTTACAAGGATTTAGTTACCCTAACTTTACATCAACTGATGGTATTACTCTTGTTGGAGCCGCTGCAGTATCGGGAGGTACTATTATTGCTTTAACAACAACAACAAGTGCCTCAGTTGGAAATATGTATAGGACGACTGCAATTCAATACAATAGAAACTTCTCAGCTCAATGGTCATCTTTTATTGGCGGAGGAACAGGTGCCGATGGATATTGTGTACAATGGACAACAACAAATAATACCAATGGAACTAGTGGTGGCGGTGTTGGTAGAATAGAATCATCATCAACAATAAATGCCATCGGATTCTACACCTTTACAGTTAATAATTTCCAATGGTATAAGAGTAATGTCTTACAATCAACTACAAGTGTAAGTGCAGGATTTTGGAGACAACAATTATATTTCTGGGCGGATTATAATAATTCAGCTCAAACACTATCATTATATTACAATACAACAAATAGTAAACCAGGTTCTCCAAACATTACATATAGCAGTTTCTCATTTGACACTGGTTCTTACTACATGGGATTCGGTGCTGCAACAGGAGGTAATAATGACAATCACGAAATACTTTCTTGGAGTTTACAATTCACATAAGATGAGATAATGTCCCCGAAGGGATTGTTATCCTTTCTGTTCCAACAACAAAATTGGGTTCTTATACATCATAACTTTTAGCACGCCCACTAGGACTCGAACCTAGAACAACGGTTTTGGAGACCGTGATGTTACCATTACACTATGGACGCAATTGTTACCCCCCAGGGACTCGAACCCCAATTCAGCGGACCAAAACCGCTTGTACTGCCATTATACGAGAGGGTAAAATTGAGGTCTCGGTCAGATTCGAACTGACGACTGACGCTTTTGCAGAGCGCTCCCTTAAACCACTTGGGTACAAGACCATTTGGGTGAATAATGGGATTCGAACCCACGACCTTCTGAACCACAATCAGACGTTCTAACCAACTGAACTATATCCACCATTTATAACCAAGACAATTTGTCTTTTTCGATTTGATTGATTCTATCTTGATGATATTCTCGAACTTTGGATTTGAGTTTTTCAAACCAAGATACTTTTCCTTCTTCGGTGAAGACCAATTCTTTATTCATATCTGAAATTTGAAGTTGTCCCTTTCCCAATGAACCAATTCTAAGAATTGAGAAGTCAATTTCCCAAATATATTTTACTTGGATTTTTTGAATTGTGACAATATTGTTTTCTTTTTTATAAGAAACGAACACGTAGATTAATGATTTGGAATCATCCAAAAGTAACTTTCGGATTTTTTCAACGGATGTTAAATTTGGCATTGAAAATTCAGAATCAACATCGTGGGTTTTTGTGTCAATATAATTTGTTATATTGTCGACCCCAATCAAAGTCACATCTTCAATTGATTTTTTGCTACGTGGTTCCAAACATTCTCTCACCAAGTTGGAGTCCTTGAGTCCCATGATGATTTGTTTGATTTGGTATTCAATCAAATCTCCAACGGTTCTCTGTTCTGAACCTTCGTCAATTTGAAAATCAACCAAAGTGTTTGTGACACGTTCTAAGATTAATTCTTTCATAATACAAATATAAGAAAAAAATTTGAAAGTGCACCCTGAGAGACTCGAACTCCCGACCCTCTCGGTGTAAACGAGATGCTCTGAACCAACTGAGCTAAGGGTGCTTTGTGACTCCTCCGAGATTCGAACTCGGGACCCATACATTAAAAGTGTATTGCTCTACCAGCTGAGCTAAGAAGTCTTTGTAGGCAATGTAGGACTCGAACCTACGACCCCCTCGGTATCAGCGAGGTGCTCTAACCATCTGAGCTAAATGCCTGTTTGTTGTGGTACTGACTGGAATCGAACCAGTGACACCCAGATTTTCAGTCTGGTGCTCTACCAACTGAGCTACAATACCTTATGGCTACTAATATGTCAAAGAACTTACAAAGATAAAACAAAAAACCCGAACCTTGTGAGTTCGGGTTGTAATATTTTGTTAACTTTGTAGTTTACATGAAAATACCCGAACTAAATATAGGACGCTGAAACCATTTTTGACAAATGACATCAATCATAAAACCTACAATATTTTGAACGTGCGTTTTCATATCTTTATAATTATACCACAAAGTTATAAAATTTATTTTACATGTCAAATAGTTTGACGATATTTTTTTTATGGTTTTATCTACTGACCCTCCGTTTCTTTTTATTCATATCCCAAAAACGGCTGGGTCCTCAATTGAAGACTCACTTCATTCGTATACAGAATTTTTGTATCACGAATTAACTCACGCTCTATCCGTCCAATACCGTGATTGGTTGGAACCAATTTTTTTTGAATCTTTATTCAAATTTGCTTTTGTAAGAAATCCATGGGACCTCCAAGTTTCTTGTTGGAGGTATTATGTCAGGAATAAGAATATCGATATGACATTTGATGAATTCATAAATTGGAAATTCAATGGAAATATTTTACAGATGCAAGATAGATTACCTACCAATGACCCTCATGTAGATTTGGAATGGTTAAGAACTTGTTATTATAGTAACCGCACACCTCAAACGTATTATCTAATTGATGAGAGTGGTAAATTTATTGTCAACTTTATTGGTGCTTTTGAAAAACTCAATGAGGATTTTGACTTAATTTCAACTCATTTGAAGTTAAAAGATAGTTTTCTACCTATGACCAACGAGTCATATTTGAACGAAAAAGATAGAGATTATAAACAATATTATACGGATGAAACAAAAGAAATCGTTGCAAATAGATTCGATTTAGATATTAAAATGTTCGGGTATGAATTTGAGAATCCGCACCCAAAAAACACAGGATATATCAACGAACTTAATGAATCTTTGGTGAAAAGAGGTTTTACACTCCCCTCCAATTTTGTTTTTTGTTTTGGGACTCCCCCGTATGGATTGTCAAATGTTAAAGCACATTACTATCACAACGATATGACTGATGAAGAACGTCGACACCTCTTTGACATAGATAAATTGAATAGAAAAACTCTTTTGTATAAAAACAACATTTTATCGGTGCAGAAAAAAATTTCCGAATTAGAAAATGAAATGTTGAATCAAACAGATAACTCTTTGATTAGGAACAAAAACTCCAAAGAAATTTTGGATTTGAATCAGAAAATTCTTTATTATAGATTACAAATACAAATTTTCCAAAATCAACTTTCGGAAATCGAACAGGCTAAATGAACATCTCCCGCAATATATTCTTCTGAGATTCTTTCATCGATTTCCATACCACAAATTGAACAAACCATGTCAGTTTAATTAATAATCTTTATTGACAAATTCGAGTGGTTTTTTGTCCCACAAATTAATTGCAATAGCTCTACGTCTACCTTTGGTTACTTTGGAAACCCCGTGTAGTTTTGACGCATCAAAAATAATCAATCTATTGAATTTAGCTTTGATGATTTCGGGCTCATCTTCAGGTTCTGTCAACCAACCTTCAGGAGTTAACTTGGATGAATCATAATTCTCCCAATGGTATAACATACCACCTTCCATTTCGTTAATTTCCCTACATGGGTAAAATACCGTACCTATTTTAGGACCAAGAATTGTTTTATGTTCTTTCCAATAATCTTCGTCTTTGTCAAAATGGAGTTTCAAAGAATATTCTCTACCCATTTGTTCAAAACTTTCAGATGTGTCTGTAAAATCACCAACCCAATGTTCGAATCCCAAACATGAAATATTGGGATGAGGTGAGTTGGGACCCCAAATAGCTTTGATTAAGTGATGTCTTAAATTATTCGGTTCGAGATTCCACCAACCGTCGTACCACTGATATCCACGTTCCCAAAATTTATCAGATTTTTCAATTCTTTCCAAAAAATCTAAGTCTTTGATGAAGTTGTCTATAATAATCATTATAATAAATATTTCAAAATTTTATCTTTAATACCATATTGTTTAATACCTTCAGTTGACTTTGGAGTTAAAACAAAATTGGTAAGACCTGGTTTTTTATCGGAACCATTCTTATCTGAAAACCTCGGTCCAAGATAATCAATACTCATATCCAAATCATCAACTGCAACCCATTGAGTAACTTCGGGATGATTTTCCAACCAAAGTTCAATTTCCATAAACCTTTCGAGCTCAAGTTCGGCCCTGAATCTTAGACCACTCCATTCTTTAGGAAACGCATCAGAAAACTTTTCGGTGACGTCAATTGGTCTTTTATTAATACCTTGAGATTGGTAGTAATCACCGAGTTCTTCGAGTGTTGCGTAAAATCTCCAATCAGAACTGACAACAAGTTCAGCACCAGTTTCTTCCAAAATTTCATTCAATACTTGAACTGATTTCTTGTCAAAGTTGTCGAACCTAACATCAAGAGGTAGTTCCTTAAAAGGTACTTTAGTGGAAAGACCCGCCTTTTGGCGTTTTTTGTTTCTAGTCCCCCAAGTGTTGGCAAGACAAATTACACCGTCGTTATCTAAGAATAAAACTTTCATAAGGACAAAGATATGCCAAACAAAATTATAATCAAAGAAAAATCAGACTTTGTTTGGCAAATTAATCTTTTTCGGCAAATTCAATCATTTCTTCATCATATCGTTCCTCAAGAATTTGAGTATGTAAATAAAGAGTCATCGTATGACCATCAATCTTGGATTTGTTGATTTCTTCAAATGAACCTATTTGAAGGATTTGGTAAGTATCTCGGTCTACTTTGACCCATGGGTTGACGTTTCTTAAATCAGGGCGTCTCATCCACGATTGGTTTAATGTCATAATAAAAACTGTTTGTATCTTCTGTAATCCACCTATCCGAACGATTTTCAACTGAAGGTAAGTCTGTATCAACTTTGTATTGTTTCAAATCGTCTGACATTTTTTTGGTAACCCAATTTGAGTCTTTCCAAAATATACGATTGTTTGGTTGACATAACAAGTATCCATCGTCAGATTTGAAAATATGTCCACATTTATAATCTGATGGTTCATCACTATAGGGATTGTCAAACCAATCTACGGTAAACATATAAGTTCCCCAAACTTTTGTCCCATCTCTTAGAACAATCTGAGCTCTGTGGGAGTTTAGGAAATCATATTCTACCACGGTTACATTATTTGAAAAACAATCCCATAATTGTTTGAAGTTGAATGGAATGTCGTTTGTGGGTATTTTGGTAAAAATCTCGGAAATCGGTACCCTACTTCGAACCATTCCATCATCAGTCATAACGTGGAATGTCAAAATTTTACCATCACAAGACTGTAATCCAAAAACATAAACATTGACGTAAGTTTCAGAGTCATTCTGATTTTTAGTAATATGTGATTTTCTCATCAGAGCTTTGAAACTCGGAATGTTAGAATTTAATAATGACATATATTAATAGTTCATTTCAAATAAAACCTCAGGTTTGTCAACAGTGAAGTTACGTCTGAAATATAAAGTAACATTTTTTTCCTCCAAATCTATGACAAATTCACCTTCGGCACCATCATTGTTTTCCCAACCACCATACTCATTTTCAAGCATCTGATAGACAAAATTTGTAAGTGGTCGGTAAACATCACCCCTTAAGTTCAATAATTCACTGTGATTTTCACTTTTTACTTCCCTAAGTAAGATTTCTCCATCATCACCACCTCCGTTAAATTCAATATACAATTTTGTATGACCTTCTAACTCAAAATTATCAATCAAATTATTAATCTCCTCGTCGTTTGGTAAGTCAGCTTCTGTAACTTCAGAATCGTCAGTTTGATATTCGTAATAATACCCAATAAGTTGTATTTTCCTTTCAGATGGAATAATTTTCATTTCGACACTACTCAATGAATCTTCATCAATGTACCTTTCCCATTTATTTTCATTGTACCAATCTGAGAGAATTTCAGAAACGTCGAAAGGTAATTTACCAGTTCCCTTAAATTCACCACACTCAAAATCTCTTCCGTGAAATACGTAGTCGGAGTAATATTCTACATTGAAACTACCATAGTCGCACCCTTTTGACTGTATAGCCTTTGCAATAAGCTCAAAAATTTTTGTTTGTTTTTCTGTCATAATAATAAATATCAGTCAGTGAATTCCAATTCCACGGTTCTGAGCATCCACATTGGTTTTTTTTGGGATAACATCGCGTCAACCCATTCTTTGGCAGATGGGATGTAGTTATTACAGTCTTCTTTTACATGTTGTTCTCCAACATACCTTGTGTATACAACTTTTCCATCACTGTTTGTGAATTCTGCACCGAATATCTTTTCCATTTCGAAAATACCTTCTGAATGATGTCTGAAAATTCTGTGATTAGAATTTCCTACCCATCCTTTTGTTTCATCCATCCAATTATGAAGATGCATATAATCTTCAGGTTTTCCCCCAAATTGTTTCGCCGAGGATTTGGCGTGTAAGTTTGGATGTGCCATATTCAACCCTAAAATTTTGTACCCCCGATTGGATTCGAACCAATGACCTACGCATTAGAAGTGCGTTGCTCTATCCAGCTGAGCTACGGAGGCAGATATTTTTAACACTCCAAAGATACATACTTTTTTTGAAATTACAAACACAAGTTGATAATATTTATCAATATGAGATTTTTATTACTTCAATACATTCGACGCAAACTCATGGAACGATTGATATAAATACGCATTATTATATGGTCCTTCTTACGAGGGACTTTTTTTTTATCATAAATTTTTATTATCTTTGTATTGTATTATAGAAATCATGGACCAAGTATTAGTTCTCAATTCAGATTACACCCCACTCAACGTAACAAGTTTACGTAGAGGGTTTATCCTTGTTGTAAAAGGAAAGGCTGAGGTATTGCGGGAAGATTCCAAAAAAATTGTAACAACTGTTGGTGAGTTTGTCAGACCAATTGTAATTCGTTTGTTGAATTATGTACGTTTTCATGCCTCACCGTTAAAGTTGAATCGTAAACGTTTGTATCGTCGGGACAATAACGAATGTGTTTATTGTGGAAGTAAAAAACATTTGACTTTGGACCACGTTCTACCCAAATCAAGAGGTGGTAGAAACAATTGGAACAATTTGGTAACGTGTTGTACTACTTGCAACATGAAAAAAGGTAATCGGACTCCTGAGGAATCGGGTATGAAACTTCGTCACAAACCTTATGAACCAAGTATTTTCTCCTCGATACTATCAGTTGAGATTGAAAATATTTGGAATGATTTCCAAATCGCATTTGTCTAACACAAATTACATAACTATAATTCCTAAAGTTGCCGCCTTGGTGAAACAGGTAGACACAAGGGACTTAAAATCCCTCGACCCGAAATGGTCGTACCGGTTCGATTCCGGTAGGCGGTACTAATTTTTATAAACTATGAACCCAACTATGAATGATTTCCAAAAGTACGCTATGAGCGAGTACGGTTTGTCTTCGATGAACCTACATTACTACGATGAACAAGTAAAAGCGTCTATGACCCCCTACATTTTGGAGGAACGTGAAATGCGAGTAACTCAAATGGATATTTTTTCTCGTTTGATGAGAGAACGTCTATTGTGGGTTGCGGGTCCGGTAAACGACCGTATGTCGACTGTTGTCCAAGCACAACTTATGTATTTGGATTCTGCGGACAATTTGGACATCACCATGCATATTGACAGTCCTGGTGGTTCTGTAAAATCAGGACTTTCTATGGTTGATGTTATGGACTACATCAAGTGTGATATTCGCACTGTCAACACAGGTATGGCAGCATCAATGGGTTCAGTTCTTTTGGGAGCGGGGACTAAAGGTAAACGTTCATCTCTCCGTTTTTCCAAGACAATGCTTCACCAAACTTCAGGTGGTGCTGGTGGTAATATCCAAGACGCTCGTATTAATTTCAAAGAATGGGAAAAAACCAACAAAATCTTATTCGAACTTTTAGGTGGTTTCTGTGGTAAAACACCTGAACAGGTCACTGAAGATGCTTCACGTGATTTTTGGCTCTCAGCTCAAGAGGCTGTTGACTACGGAATCATCGACGAGGTTGTTATGAAGAAAAAATAAAAAAGGGAGTCTCACGACTCCCTTTCTTAGATATTAGTTCACCCCCCTTCTAAAAGTGATTTATATTCCCGAGTTCTACCTCGGGAATTTTTTTAAGCCAAAGCTTTGTCTTTCAACTCATCTGCCTTGTCTTGTACTTTTCCCGAGATTTTTGAAATTGCAGGACATAGGAATTCTGCAATTTTGTCCTCGAGTTTTTGAATTAAACCGTCCTTATCTTCAGCGAAATATTCAATAATGGAGTTTCTTATTGCTGACAATAGAAATCCTGAAACACCACTTTCCAAACCTTTCTGACTTTGCATTTGGAACAGGTATCCCTCAATCAAAGCGTCAGATAATTTATTTGTTAGGAATCGACAATCGGTAAATATTTTATCATAATCACTAATATTCATACTTGTAACCAAACTTACAATTACTCCTTCAATGTAAGAACCCTGTGGAACACCTAACTTTCTAGTCAACCATTTTGCAATATATTCACCAACCACTTGAGGAGTTGAACCTACGCCACCTCCTAATATACTTCCGATGAAAGAAAACAAACCTTCATTAATTAACTCGGAGTTGTAACCTTGTATTGAAAGATAATTTGTTTCAACGAATACACTTTCAATTAAATCAATTTTGGATTCTTCACTCTTGAATGTCTGACCCTCAGAAATTAATGCGAATCTATTTTTGATTATGTTGGTTTCAACGATTAAGTTTTCTTTTTCTTTAGTTTTTTCCACTAAAGTAGTTTTCAAGTTTTTTTTCAAACTCTCTATTATCGTTGGTTTAGGGTCAACGTGTGCGTTTTGTTGTCTACGTGATTGTCTTCTATTCATTCTTCGAGTTTGTTGTGGTTCAACAGGTGCTACCGGTTGTATTGGTGATTGTTTTTGAATCTCAGGAGTTTGTGGTTCAACAGGTGATACCGGTTGTATTGGTGATTGTTTTTGAATCTCAGGAGTTTGTGGTTCAAAAACACGATTTATTCCAGGTTCAGTAGTTTGGGTTTGACCTTGTTGAGGCACTTCTTGGGTTTCTGGACTAAGATTTATTGGTTCTTGTTTTGGGGCAACAAAGAATAGTTTTGCATAAGTATTTTTACCAACAACTCCATCTGATTTAAGTCCCATTTGTGTTTGATAATCCATGACAGCTTTTTTCGTTTTTCTACCAAATTTACCATCAGAAGAACCTGGATTTAGACCTCTTTCCTTTAATTTATTTTGAACTACCGTAACAAAATCACCTTTCATTCCAAATTTCAAAATTTTGAGACCATTTTTAACTTCCTCTTCAGTAGGGGATTGTTTCCATTGAAATCCTAATAATTTTGAAGTTTGTCCATCTAATTCTACTTTACCGTTCGAGTTACATGTCCATGTTCCTTCCTTGGATTTTTTGGGGTCATTACTGGTGAAAGTATATTTTCCTGATGATATGAACTTATATTCACCACCACTCATTTTATATTGACCTTTGCTTCCAGGAACTAAATATTGTTTCAAACTTTTCAAACACGGGAAAACACATTTTCCTTGTTTGTTTTTAACTCCGCCAGCGTTACATCCTGTACCTGAAAGTCTTTTCTCCATGTTTTCAAAAGTTCCAATGTCAAACTTCTCACTTACTTTATCAAAAAACTTTTTTCTCTGGTCGGCAGTTTTCATCTTACCCTTGAATTCCTCAAAGGTCCCGATGTCAAATTTTGCATCTACTTTGTCAAACAAAGATTTTAACGCTTGATTATCCATAATTACCAATCAATTTTTTCTTTACCTGAACCTGTATTTTTTTGTCCAGCATTATTGGTTATTTCCTGACTCTTTCTTATTGCATTTCTTAATGGAATCACCACATATTGTTTCCATTCATAGTCACTATCCAAGTCACCATCTAAATCAGAGAATAAATCTCCGTGATAGTCATAAGCTTTAATTAAACCACACAAATCCGGAATTGTCGGTAATTGTTGTAATGCTGAAGAAATAGCATCTTCATCTGTCCCAACTCCCTGAATTGCATTATTAATACTATCAGATATAGCATCTAACTGAGATGTTGTTAGAGTGGGGGTAGATTTTTCTGTTTTACACGCATCAAACATTTTTTTTACTTGGTCCATCTTTGGGTTTCCAATCGCAGCCAATACTGCACCACCTAAAGCACCAATTATAGCTCCTGGGATAGCACCTACACCAGCTCCCGCCAATCCTATGCCAGCACCTGTAGCCGCACCCGTTGCGGCTCCCTTGGTTATCTGTGACCAACTTTGTTCCTCAATTTTGGAAACCTTTGCAACGTTTTCCGATAAAGTTTGTTTATTACTATAGTTCATAAGAAGTAGGCTTCTACTTAAAGCATCTTTACCTTCTTGTATAATTTTGTTAGACATAGGAATTCCTTTTGATATAAATATCTTTATCAGAGTAAAGTATTAGCCTTACCTCTGGTTATCTTGTGTGAATCACTCCACTTGGTATTACCAATTTGATTTGCGGGACCTCTTACAACACCACTTTCCCATTTGGTTACCGTGGGATATCCTGAAGTTGATGAACTCGCTGATGAAGTATCACCCTCCTCTTCATTAAATTCAGAATCTTTGGTTCCAAAAGAATCGAAAAGGTCAATCAATTCATCTATATTGTTTAGGTCCATCTTTATAAATACTGATTAGAACATTTCAGGTTCCGGAATGTCACCTGATATCATAAAAAACTCATTCATAAATGAAATAAGTTCATCTTCATCAACTTCAGAGGATATATCTTCATCATCAACATAATTGTTATCATCATCCTCATCTTCGTCATAGTCAAATAAGTCAAATTCTTCATAAAGAACATTATACCCATAATCTTGGATTTCACTTATAATAAATTCTGAAATTCTAATGACATCATCAGAATCAGAATCCAACCTGAATCGTACTTCTAAGACGGGTTCTCTAACAATTGTTTCAACAATTTCTCTTACTTCCATTTGCAATCTATCGAGAGTTTATTTATATATACAAATATCATTTTCTTTACCAAAAGAAAGAATATGTTTATTAAAAAACCAAAAATGAGAGTTTCTTCTTTGATTATTGACGATTTTTATTCTAACCCACATGAGGTTAGAGACTTTGCATTGAGTCAAGAATTTTCAGTTTCTGGTAATTATCCAGGAAGAAGAACACAATCATTTTTGAACGAAGAAATCAAACAAATTATCCAATACAATATTCAACCTTTTGCTGGTAAAATAGTTAATTGGGGTGGGGATTATACGGGTTCATTTCAATATACAACAGCTGAAGATAGGTCATGGATTCATTCGGATTCCTATACAGATTGGGCCGGTGTTTTGTATTTAACCCCTGATGCACCTATTTCAGCTGGAACAGGTATTTTCAAACACAAAGAAACTGGACTAATGAGTTTTGATTACAGAGGAAGTGAACCCAAGGAATTATCACCGGGACATATGGATGCCAAAGATTATACTAAATGGGATATGGTAGATAGATTTGGAAATTTATTCAATCGTCTTATTTTATATAGAGCAGATTTGTATCACGTATCTTTGGATTACTTCGGAAAAACAAAAGAAGACGGGAGACTTTTTCAAGTATTCTTTTTTAACACAGAATTTTAATATGGCACATTTTGAAGACCTAATTATCAATCCAAACTTGGATGTAGAAAAAATAAGAGAAGAATTTCACAAGAATAAAGTCGTTGTTATTAAAGACTTCTTGAAAGAAAGTGAAATGTCAAAATTACATGAGTGGTTCAGTGATGGAATGCCGAGTGATTGGTGGGACGTTTCAACATTTCCCCAAGAAGAAGAGTCGGGACCTTCATTCATTAGGAATACCACTGAAAATCAAGATGTGATTCGACAATACTACGAATATGCCGTCTCTGAATTTTCTCAGGGGAAATTCGCCTACAATTTTTTCAGAACAAAAGATAATCACTATCCTGACTGTGTTTGTCACGAGTGTGAATTTAGACAATGGTTAGTTTCAGACGAGTCGTTGAATTTTTTGAATAGTATTACGACTGAAAAATATACAGGTAGTGACGAGGTATTTGCTGCTTGTTACACTGTGGGAGACTTTTTATCACCACACGTTGATTCTCCCAACGGAACATTAGGGTTTGTTTTACAAATGAGTAAAAATTGGTTACCTGAATATGGTGGTCTTCTTCACTTTATGGATGACAATAGAACTGTTGTAGAAAGAATTGAAGTTCCTGAATATAATAGTTTGACGTTGTTTTATCTTCCAAAAGATAAAGGTAAGTGGCATTTTGTTTCACCGATTGCTCCAGGTACACCTGAGTTAAGACTCACTTACACTGGGTGGTTCAAATAAGTCAGGTCTCAATTGGGAGGCATAATGTATTAGGGTATCCAAACACCAACAACTATCGAGGGATGTTTCGGATACCCAACCATTTTTTATCAACACAAAAAAGGGTCTAAAATATTCAAACTTTTCGTCCCAAAAATAATCAGTGGAAATACCCATGTTGATAATACTATCAATCTCATCGGTTACTACCGCTTCGTAAATCACAATTTCAGGAAAATTCTCCTCGAAAATATGCAACTCATTCGCAAATTCCGAGAAATCCTCCCTTTCATCACTCGGTCGAATACCCATTCTGTCTGAGATTTCTTTACCATGAAAAATTATGATAAAACTTTTATCTTCATAAAGATAATCAAAGAAGTTTTTCCCAATAAATTTTTTGAACATATTATCTCAAATTTGGTCCCGAAACCCAACTTACTAAACTTTTACGAACGCCTGTCACTACAGGAGTAACTCTATGTAAAAGATAAGAAGGAAATATAGATAATGACCCTTTCAATTTTGGAACTTCCAATAATTGATGTCCAACGTTCAGTTGTAGGATACCCCCATCATAATCAGTTTCATCTGATAATTGTACAACCATTGAGATTTTTCTATGACTACAAGTTTCTCCGATGTCAGCGTGCCAATCATAGTGTCCTCCTCCACCAAAATACTTGGTGTATTGGATTCCATCACCGAACCCTAACAAATCAAAACTCCACATTTCATTGTTAGCCTCCTTGGCATAATCTGCCATTTTTTCAAACACCCAACTGGTATTGTTATCGTAATCTAAAAATCCGACCGTGGAATCTCTCACATGTTTTCTCTTGATGTTATCAAAACCACCGACAAGACCCTCGAATAATTCTGAGTTTTCACCCAAGTCGATAATTTTTTCAATCTCTTCGTCAGTGAATGCTGATTCAAAATAATAGTAATCCATAAAGAATCTTTTATTTTGCGCATATTGGGAAACAAAAGGGTCTGAAAAAGTCATATAGTAAACATTTAGTTTAATGAAGTATATAATTATTTTTAACTAAAAGAAATACATATTATGACAAACAGATTGATAGATTGTTTTGAATTTGAAGGAGAATTAGACTTGTTAAATTACAGGTTAGATTTATTGTCAAATGATGTCTTTTACTTCATTATTTTTGATAATCAAGATGAGTTTGATATCTACGATAAGGTAGACCCCCAACTAAGAAAAAAAATTATAATTCTCAAAAATTTTGACATCCACACCAATTCTGTAAGTTTCTTGGATTTGTTATATAAATTAGAATTGGACTATGAAGATGTATTATCTTTTTCCAAGATATACGAAATCCCAAAGATTACAAATCCTCAACATATAAAAAATGTTTGTACTTTTGCTCCTTTGGTTTTGGAATCTAAGGTTCATGATATCATCTCAAAATCAGATTTGGACAAGAATGAAAGGGGAAGTATTTTGATGTATTATCACACCTACCACAAAGACCCGAGTACATTAAAAACCGTTCAGAAAGAAAAATACGAAGGGGTTCATACTCAATTTTTCCACAAAAGAGAAGACGGTTTGTTTTTGGTGAAGAAAATTGTCACCACACCAAAATCATTATTCTTTGACTTCAAATAGTTTGCAGACATCACTAAAGGTGTCGTCAATCAAAATATTTTGAAATTGTTGGAATATCTTTAGTTCATAGAACATCTTGACGGTGTCGAGTTCCTTTTGGTTTTCAACATCAACTATCTTGGCAATATGAAAAACATTTTTGTCGGATAATTTGTTTTTAAGTAATACAACATTATTTTCATCGGGGGATGAAATAAAAATATTTTTCTTTTTTGTATCCAATATTCTTTTTATCAGTTGGTCGTCAATTTTATTTATTCTCACGGCAACGAAGTCATCTCCATATTCAAGAATTTTTTTCAAAAGAAAGTTATAATTCTCTAAGTATTTTGATTCGAACTGAGTAAACAGATGTGTGAACAATTCATTGAAAATTGTGGATTCATTTAGTTCGAGTTTTTCAATCTTTTTTGCGTAGTTTGGATTTTCAAAAATTGTGGGTATAAAATTTTGATTACAATAAACTTGAATTGAGGTTGATTTTGGATATACCTCATCCAAGGTAACATCTTTTATTTTATACACTGTTTCTTCATACCAATTATTCAAATTCAAAATACCATGGTATTGAGCAAAATCGGACCATTCTTTTGACCACCATTTTTCGGGTGAAGTAAAAATTTCCGCTAACTTGTTCTCTTGTAGATTGGCAATGGCAAACTTATAATTGTTAAGGATTGCCAAAAAATACGTTGTGAGAATACCTAAAATTTGTTTTTCAATTGGCTCTATTGATTGGTAAACCAAATATCGGTTGAATGGTTTGTACGTTTTTAGATTCATTTTCAGGTTCTGTTAGACTGTTACCAAGACCCTCACTTCGTGATTGTCCGGTATAATTTTGTTTAGTTGCAACTGCAATCATATTCGAGATATACTTTTCTCGAATGTCCCATCGGGGATGGGACGATGTTACCGCTGAAAGAAATTCATCTGAGACAATAATATTACTTTTCAACATCCAAAGATGGTCTTCCACTAACTTTCTAATACCCTCACTTTGGAGAACATAGGTATGAGTATTGTAAAAATAAGTTGGTCGGATAAAATGTTCTTTACCAATTCTCGAGGGTTTTGCAACATCAGAATATAATCCATGTAACGAATTGTGTGACATCAAACAAATGTCCCAATCGTAGTCCCATAACTCATCGAATATCGACCAATCAATCTCATGTATGGGTATAAAATCATCTTCTAAAATCAAAATGGTTTCATAACCTTTTTCATAAGCATCTTCCCAACATTGAGTGTGTGAAATCACGCCACCAGCTTCTCCGTAAGTTACGGGTCTTGTCCACCAAAAATTGTTGTTGTTTCTGTATGTTAAATCCCAACCTTCATATAATTGATACGGTAAATCCCCTTCGGTTTTTAATCTTGTTCCGATAAAACCTGGCATTATTTCAATAGGAGTTGCTTCTGGCAGCGGAAGTTGTTTCGCCCTTTCAACTAATTCCTCGATGTATTCTGGTCGGTGGTCTATCGTAATGATATAAACATTGTCTATCCTCATGAGGTCAATATAAAAAAAAATCCCCTCAATTAAAGGGGATTGTTTTTTTAGTTGAATCTTGACAACCTTTGGAACATTTCAAGGGTCAATTTCCTTTGTTCGGTAAACGACTCTTTCAAATCTTCATCCACTTCTTCGTCGATGTCGTCTTCATTCGGGAAAACATCTCCACCTTCAGAGCCACCCGATACAAAATTATATCCTGTATCAACTTTCTGTAGGTCCATATCATTTTCAGTATCTTGACCTAATCCTTCGTCACCCATTCTATTTATGTCACCAGCGTCTTGTTGAAATGTATCTGTTGGGATGTCTTTGAACGCCATTCCGTCCTCCATATCTCCAAACATATTGGCCAAATCCATACTTGGGTCATACTTTTCAACGTCTTCCATCGAATCGTAATCGTGATGAGGGTGTTCTTTATCGTAATCTTTTAATGTACCATACACGTCCTCAGGTCCATGTGATTGAAAATCGTATGCCGGTTCAACATCTGAAGCAACTTCACCATCATCAACATCTTCTTCCACTTCTTCATAATCAATATCCTCAAAATCTTCGTCTGAATAATCATCACCAACAGTAACTCTGTAAGCGTCAAACAAATCTTCTGAGTATTCATACTTAATATAGTCAAAAAGGTCTTCATAATAAGGTTCGTCCTCGTATTTGTCGAGTAAATTGTAAATTACATTGTCAGCATATTCAAATTCATCCTCAAATAGTGATGGGTCCAATAATTGAAATATTTCTTGGAACTCCTGTGATTGCATTATAGAAGAGGCCATATCTGATATGTCCATTTGACCACCATCTTCTAAACCCTCTTCCATTTGACATTGCTCGCACATTTCGCCTTCTTCCATTTCGACACCTTTCGATTTTTTTAATTTTTTAACTAAATCAGCAAGTATAACAAACGGTAATTCAGCTTCTTTCATCGCCTCTTCAAATGATATTTCACCGTTCACAATCCTTTTTGCGTATCCCAATGGGGAAAAATCCCTTTTGGATTCATTGATTCCCATGTTTGTGTAGGGCATTACCTCACCACGATTATTCACTGTCATACCCATCTTATCGTTTGCCAAATCTTGGACATACAAATCTTGTGGATTCTTAACAGGGGCTGGATTCAAAGTCTGATATCCATTATAAACCTCTTTGTGTTTATTAAGGATATTCTCTCTTTCTTCAGGCTTGATGTTTACAAAGTACGCACTCATACAAAAATATTTCTCTATAAATAGTTTGTAGAATAAAAAAAAATTGTATCTTTGTAGAACCAAAAACAACTACACAATGTCACAAATGAAGAAAATCGAAATCTCGCTCAACAATGAAACCATTAAGTTGAAGCGCAAAGTAGCATTATCAATCCGAAACACCAAAGGATTGAACTTCCACCCAATCGTTGTTGACGTTCTCTCAGCGATTGAAGCAAACAAGGATGGTATTCGTGTCGTTGCAAAAATGACTCAAGACAACGGAAAACTTTGTCGTTGTTGCAACAAGACTTTGAAACAAGACCTCTCAATGTTGGTCGGAGTGGGACCAACCTGTTCAAAATACTTGGGGTTGAAGTATCTAAACTCAGTTGAAGAGGTTGAATCTTTCCGTGAGAGTGTAAATAAACGAGTAGAAGAAGTTGGAACTTTTGACTTTTGGCTCCCTTACAATCAAGTGCGAGAGTACATTAAGGGTAATCGTTTGAAAAATCTAACAAAGTTCATTCAGAAAACTTGATAGATAATAATTTTCATCGTATCATTTAACAGAAGGGGAAAACTTCGGGACCAAAAATCTTTGTGTAGTATTTTGGTTATTGGTTATTCTTGGTGAGGTCCCGAGGTTCCCTTTTGTTATTTATTAAATATATGAAAATTATTTACATGAACAAAAAAAATCTGAAATACTCAGCACTTAAAAAAAAGTATGAGTCACAAATTGCTGAGGGATTAGCAACACTTGAAATTTACTTTACCAATTCTGTTGGGATAGGGGAACATCCTCAACACATCGAGGAAATGGATAAATTCGTGGAACAGGTTGCCTCAGCTCAAGATAAGTTACAAATCTTGGATTTGTATTTTACTGAAACAGGTACTCTTCAGAATTACGAATAATGAAGTCTTTTTTCCTTTCATTATTTTTATTGGTTTCAACTTTAACTTCTTTTGCTCAATCGGCAAAAATACACTACCTCCGAGCTCATAACGTTTCTATGGGAGTTAGAGTTGATGAAAATTCTCCTGTAACATCTTGGTCTGTTGAGGGGGAAGAAGTAAACATTCTAATAGAATTACATGAAACTAAGGTAAAAATTTTTAGTAAAAAAGAACAAAACTATTTTATTATAAATAAAGTCTCTCAAACCGAGAACGAACACAAATGGTTATGTAAAAATTTAGACGGATTTAGTTGTTACATCAGAATGCAAACAAACCCTGAATATCCAGGTTTAATAACAGTTGCCATAGAATTTAATGACTTTGTCTGGTTTTACGTATGTAGTCATGAATCAAACTGAACTTGATTATTTAGATATTGGAGATTTGGATGAAAATATCATTTTGTTAGATGGTATGGAATCCGCAATCATAGGATTGGTTCAAAGTTTTGAGGGTCTAAGAGTACTATATGATACCAATAAAATTTTGACTTTGCTTCAAAATGATGGAATGACGGAGGATGAGGCAACTGACTACTTTTCCTTCAACATCATAGGTGGACATTTTGGGACACTGAATCCGATTTTTACATCCTATATCTTAGAACCAATCAAAACCAATAATCATTGGAAGTTTTTACTCCGATAAAGTGACTCATAAATTTCCCACTCGTTCTTAACCGACTCACCAAGGGTCGGTTTTTTCTTTTCATCAAAGTCTGATTTAAGAACCCAATTATCCACATCAGGTTCCAAAGCCAAAGTAGACCCATTATCCCATTGCATAAGATAGTGGAAATCAAATTTGTCACCATATGGGACTTTCTGAATATCAATTACAGTACCTGCAATGCCAGGTTTGATTACACTTGGGCCGTGCATATGTAATAGAACGATTCTATCTCCAGGTGTTAAGGGTGGGTTTAATTGTGACATATACAAATAAATATACTGAGGTATTTATTATTATGGATATTTTGATTACAGAATCTCAACAAAAACTTTTGATAACAGAAGGTGTTGGTGAAACTTTACAAAAATTATACTCAGGAACCATCGACTATTCAGCTGACTTGTATCAACGAGTTCTGAAGAGATTGGGTATAAATTTCAAAATTCTTCTTACGTTTTCTAGTATGATTGGGGCTATAACAAGACCTCTTGAAGAGTTTCTCAGAGGTAAATTTCCAACCTTAAATGAAGACGAAATTCTATTATTACTGATAGGTACAATTTCAATTCTTTATTTTGAAAACAAAGAATTACTCAAAGAAGTTATGGGGAGAATTAAAAGTCTTGGAATTGAATCTGAGTTGAAAACTGCCGTTCAGAAAACTAAGTCTCTTGAATCGTCTTTTAGAAAATTTTTGGGTAATACCGTAAAAGGGTTATCTTTTACTTCAGATGTAATTGCCTATACCTACATGATTCCGTTATTGGGATATTTGGTAAATGCCTTTCAGGGTCACACATTTTCCCCTGAAGAAATTGAATTATTAATTACTCGATTATCGGCTATCGGAATATTCCACATTTCAGCCGAAATGCTAAGTGATATTGTGAAAAAAATTCTTAAGGTAAAATAACCTTAATATTCATTCATAATTTTTTGGACAATTCGATTGATAATACCATCAGTCAATTTGTATTTCTTTCGTCTTTTTTCGAAGAATTCCCTCAAGACATCTTCAAACTCTCTTCCTTGTAATTTAGCCTTTCTTTTCAAACCAACAATCTGAGCATCAATTTCGTGAGGTTGAGTATAATAGGTCTCAGGTTTTTTAATGACTCTGTTTGAAGATTCGTAACCATCTTCATATTGTTTTTTGTGTCGTAACTCATGATAAATCATATCGTTCAAATCACCAATCAATTCATAAAAAATAGAATTGTTGGCATCTGAGTCCACATTCAAAAAGATTTCAATTGAGTTGGTATCGTCGTCCCAATAACCTTCTAAATCATATGGTTTGAGTGTATTTTCATCCAAATCGACACCCTTATTAATTACAATTTCCAAATCAAATTCCGAACCGAAACCGGGGTCCAAACCTTCATAGTTAAGAGTTTGAGGTGCGTGAATATCAGGTTTTATTTTGAAAATAATGTCCCGAATTAATTCTCTAACATTTTTTCTTGAGACCTTGTCTTCTTGCAACATATCATTGTTGTTTTTATAACCCATAAACTATAAATACTACAATCTAAAGTTGTTTCTGTATTGGATAGGAAAAGATATACCAAAACCCAATCTACTTTGGTTTGATAAGTGACTTGTAAATGTGATATCAAATGAATATGGGTCTTTTGTCAACAATCTGATTGGGTGAATCATGACACCAAATTCGGGATAAACATCATAACTTATCCCGTTCGGTTGAATTTTCATGCCAGCCATTCCTCTAACACCATCTTTGAGGAAACCTTTGGTAATTCCGACACGATTAATTGAGTTGAATGGGGTGTAGAACAAAGAACCACTGAACAAACCGGCATATCTCACACCCAAATAAATTCCAAAGTCCCTTCGGTCCAATCCGTTGAATGTGGTAATTAGAGATGTGTCACCTTGAACCAAGATAAAATCTACGGTTCGTCCGTTGTTGTAACCTCCTCCATAATAATTGTAGTAAGCAGATTGTGCTTTAGTAAAAAAGGACACAATTAAAAACAGTACGGTTAATTTCAATTTCATAACACAAATATACAAAATATAATTTGATTACCCAAAAAATTTGAATATATTGTTTTTATGGATTTAATTAACACACACCCAATCAAAAAATCGGATTTAGGATTTCACGGAAACCTCTTTGGGGGCAAATTAATGGCGTGGATTGACGCTTCAGCAGCCGCTTACGCTATGGAGGTTTGCCATAACAGAAGAATGGTGACAGTCTGTATCGATAAATGTGTCTTCAAGAAACCAGCTAAAGAAGGGATGTTATTAAAAATTTACGGTAAAGTAGACAAAATAGGAAACACTAGTTGTAATCTTTATGTTGAGGCTCGTTCATTCAATGTCTACACTCACGAGGAAGAAACCGTTTTATCTACTCACATAACTTTTGTCAGAATTGATGAAGATGGGAATCCAATTCCAATTAGTGAAAAAGTTAAAAATGATTTCAAAAATTCAATTTCATAATTTACTGATTGATTTTTTATTTGTAACTTTGTAATTATAATCTCGAAAAGGAAGGATGTCAGAGTTGGTTTATCGAGGCAGTCTTGAAAACTGTTGAACCTGAGAGGGTTCCGGGGGTTCGAATCCCTCTCCTTCCACAATAATCCGATGTGTTATCCCGAGATAGGTCGGGATTTTTTGGTGGGTTACCCAAGTTGGTGAAGGGGCTTGTTTGCTAAACAAGTAGGGTGTTACAGCCGCGTGGGTTCGAGCCCCACACCCACCGCAGAATTTATTTGTTTCATAACAATTTAGTTTGTATATTTGGTGTTATGAAACGGGACATCTACGAACTTTTAGAAAAAATGATTGATAAAAAGGTCAAAGGTGCTGACACATATATCAATCATAGTAGTCGGTGGTTAATTTTTACCGATGAAAAGAAATGGATTTTTGAACTCACAAAAACAGGAACCCTGTGGTATAATTATTATTTTTTTGAAAAAATATTCAAAATCATTTCTTTGGATGTGATTGAGAATCAGCACCATATAACCAAATGGGTTGAGAATTTCATCCAAAATGGGGTAAAACGCACCCAAGGAGGGTACACGCGGGAATCTCTTTTGGTTGGAGATACCATTCAAAATGGGGTGATATACACCGACCCCCGCTTCTTAAACATTGGTTCGCGCGTTGGAGATACCATTCAAAATGGGGTGATATACACCGTTGCTGATGAGAGTGAGCAACACCTTGAGGTTGGAGATACCATTCAAAATGGGGTGATATACACCTGGGGTGATGTTGACTTGCGTAGACCAACTGTTGAAGACACCATTCAAAATGTAGTGAAACACACCCGAGAAATGACATTCCACTCACTTTTAACAATTGAAGATACTATTCAAAATGGGGTGAAAGAGACCGAACACAATCCCTTCGAGGACGGTCTTGCTATGGAAGAGGTCATTCAAAATGGGATTAAAGTAACCATTGACCAATGGAATCAGAATCGTCCTTCAGTTAAAGATGTCCTTGAAAAGGGGGTGAAACATACTGAATATGGTGATTGGTTAGATGGCGATGAAAGATTTGATGATATAATAAAAAATGGGGTTAAAGAAACCAAACAGGAAGAACATCATCGATTACGAGAAGTAGTTCAAACGGTTAAGAATGGTATTAAAGAAACCAAATATTGTGAGTTACACTCACTAATGAGGGCTGACCACATTATTAGAGATGGTGTAAAGGAAACTTGGGGATATGAAAATCAACCTCAGAATAGAGTAAACGAGGTTATCAACAAAGGTGAAAAAATAATTTTGAATAACGAAACAACTGAACTATAATTCAGAAAAATATTGACATGAAAAACGAGTTTGTAAAACAACATCCACATACACTTGGGCTAGACTACTACACCCTCATCAAATATATTTTGGGTAGTAAGACCAACAAATATTTACCACTTATAGTCAAACAACTTCATCACACATCTGAAGATATGATGAAAAGATATAATAGCGAAATTCAAGAAGAATACATGAACTATTTGGAAAAATATGGTATTAAAAATTCTGTCTTTGGCGTTGTTCCCGATAAACATAAACTTGTGGTTTTATGGAACTTAAGAAATTTGGGTGAACTTGGGTTGGATTTGAAGATGTTATTGGAGTTTGATGAAATGATGGAGAATAATTTGATTTCTGAAACGGACATCTCAACCTATGACAATTTTACAAAAATTCAGGAACAACTGAATATTGCTTACACCAAAAAAATCCTCAAGGAAGAACGAGGTTTGGTTGATATCGTTTTTGAAAATGATGAATGGTTGGCCGTGCGTCCACTAACTTTTGAGGCGTCTAAAAAGTACGGTGCTGGTACTAAATGGTGTACCACATCTGAAGATAATCCACACCATTTTTATCGCTATTCTCAATCTGGTGTCTTAATTTATCTATACAACAAACTTAATAATCGTAAGTTTGGAATCCATTTCAACATGGAAGAGGAAAAATCAAGGTCACAGGTTGCTATTCAAATATACAATGAAGTTGATGATAGGATTGACTCATCGGACGCCAGAATCCAATTTGAGGTTATGGACCAATTAAAAAAGAATATCGGTCTGCAATCTAATGAACCAGCTCAAACTACCGCCAACTATATTCAAAACAACCATCCTCTTATTTGGAAACGTTATTGGGTTGATTATTTTGAAAGTAGTAAAGAAGTTCATTTGCATACTATCCCAGTCGGTTTACACGAAGTTGAGGAAGGTCCTGAGATTGAAATAGAATTAGTTAATAATACAGTTCAACATCACGATACCTACAATGATACTATCCCAACAGTTTTTGAAGAGTCACAAATTTTATTCGAGGAGTCTTACTCAGAAAGTAATGAATTGATTGATTTTGTACAACAAAATATCAAACCAAAAAATTGGTTTCAGAATTTCATCTCAAAAGTGTTATCAAATCGCTTTGAAAAACTTGTCATGATTGGTGTTCCTACCCGTAGATTTGGGCTAGAAGCTGTTGACAAAACAAAACGTGCAATTGGTGAAACACCTGGTTACAAGTTGTTTTTATACCCAATTTATGATGGTAATGAATTGGTTATAACTAAATTGTAACTTTTTTACCAAACTTTATTGGTATTTATCGGGTATGAGAAAACTATTATTTTTAATATTACTTGTACCCGTTTTGCTTTTTGGTCAGACCAAGGAGAGGGTACCATTTGAGACACCAATTTTCAAAGGTGAATACTCTGAAGTTTACGAACAACCACTATGGTTGGAGTACACAATAAAATGTCCAAACGGTTCAGCACCAAGAACAGGAATGGATTTTTATAAAGACACTAAAATTTGGACTTCAGACCATAAGGATTATGAAAACAATGTATACGATAAAGGTCATTTGGCACCCGCCGCAGGTTTCAATTGTACCAAAGATATGTTGTACATAACCTTCACCTACTTAAATTGTGTCCTTCAAAATCAATATCTAAATCGTGGGACATGGAGACTTCTCGAAGCCCACGAAAGGGAGTTGGCAAAGACAGGTGATGTAAAAGTGAGAATTGATATTCACTTCAATCCCAAATTACCTGAACTCCCAACAGGAACTTTAGTACCGACAGGTTTTACCAAAACCATCTATCACAAAGGAAATGTTTACAAATATTACTTTGTTAACGAGAAACCGTTATCAAGTGATTTCAACAAATATCTTATGAAGAATTAAAACTCTTCAATTAGAACGACCAAGTCACCCTGACCTTTTATAACTCTATGATAAACACCCTTGGGGATGAAATACTCCTTCAAGGGTGTTAATTTTTCAGGGAGTTCCTTGTCCATTTGTAATTCCCAATTGTCACCTTTGATAATTTGAATCTTTCTGTCTTTCAAATCATAATGCCATTTCAGCTCATCTTCATTAACTTCTGATGAAAATGTCCTCAATATTTTCCCGTCAAATGTTTCTTGTGTAAATGGGAATTCCATAAACAATTATAGTCAAATCACCAAGGAGATGAAGATTTGATACCAAGTTGTTTTCTGTAACGAGCTACGTTACAAGACCAATATCCTGCCTTAGTTCTATCCTTCTTTTGGTCACACTTATGTCTCGCTCTAAAACTTTTTCTTGCTGCGGGATTGTTGTTTCTAACTCTTAAATTAGGGTCTCCAAAAGTTACTTTGACAACATTACCCCTGTCATTTTTAACATAAACCGCAAATTTCTTAGGTCCCCCAGGAGTTCTGAATGGTGAATTAAGTTTGACATCTCTTCCACGATATTCAGCCTCTGAAATCAAATCCTCCTCTTCTAAAATAAAAGGAATGTCTAACCAAACTTCTTCGTCTTCGTAAATTGATGTCTGACCAACGTTAGTTGATACCAACCATTTATCGTCTTCACAAAGGTCAACTAATCCTCTTTCATGTAAGTCTCTTGCTTCATTTATCAATGCAAAGAACTCGTCCGTGTAAGGTCTATACACATTCTCACTAAGTGGCAAATTTCTTTCGTGGTGGTACTTTAACCCTTTTGAAGTTTCAACCCCCTCTTTGATAACAATCCCTTTTTTGGGTAAGTTTTCTTTTAGTATGTAACGAATAAAGTCTTTCATTGTTGTATTTCTTTTTGTGGTAAAGGTGGTTCAATTAAGAACTTTTGATTTATCCAGTTTCTAAGTTCGTTTTCCACGAAGTATTCGGGGACTTCTTCATCATCTGGTTTTTCTGATGCTATGTCTGCAACATACAAAGCAAACTTAATTTTATTTTCATCACTCAACATTGTCAACAATCCATCACTAACGAAGAATATTTTTTGTAGTGGGTCCCCCAAGTTAATTTCAACTTCGGCGGTGTTCAAAACTTTCAACATGGTTTTACCCCACCAAGTTTTGTAAGATTTTGTGTTTGTGATTGTTGGTTTGAAAAGTTTGTTAAACCAGTCCATACCTGATAATACTCCTCCTGCCAAGGCTACTTGGGGGAAGAAGAAAGGCATCACCTTCATTGCAATTTTAATGGCTCCTTTACCTGAACCAATCACAATTCTATTTTTGATTGCCGTGTCTACAATACTTTTGAGTTGTCCGAAGGTAATTTTTCCTTGAGCTTTACAGAATTTTTTTGCGTTACAAATGTTGTCAACCGCCTCTTTGGATGGTTCTATAATGGGAGATTCATTTATGATTCCCATCATATCTTTTATACGTGAAACCTCATTTAACAGTTGTGACATCTTATATAAATACCTTATCGTTGTATAATCTTTACGTATTTTTCTCTCATTGAGATAATATGTTGTAAAACCCAATTTTCCATATTTGGTATTTTTTTTGCAAAATTGAGTTCGTAATCATAACACATAAATTCAATAAAATTTTCATCCCATTTTGGGTCGGCTTTTTCTATCATTAAATGACGTGATTCATGAACTAAAATACATGCAATATTATTAACTGAAATATGGTTCATTTCTTTTCTTGATATTATAATTTTTGAACCCTCCTCTGTTGTTGAGAAATCTCCATTCCAATATCCAATTTCTTTGCAATAATTTATTAGATTTCCATAAGCGTTGGAATCATATTTTTGTATTATGGAAATTGCAGAATCCACTTTGGATTTCCAACCATCTCCAGCATCTAAAACCATAATTTGTCCTTTAGCAATAAAAGAAAATATATAAAAGATTATAACAAACAATTTCTTCATATTTATATATACCAAATACTACATAAATGAAGAGAACCATCTTTACAGTGGCGATGTTTCTATCGGCATTGGCTGTCCAAGGTCAAACTTGTCCAACACCGACAACTACTGGAGCATACGTAACTATGGACCCAACGTACCAATTAGGGTCTTACACTCAAGGAAAAACCAACATCGGACTTTGTTGGAATAATAGCACCAATGACAAACTAACCGCATCACAATTTAGAGTGTTCTATGATGCAAACGCATTTGCGGGTGTTGATACAATAACGATGTCTAATACATCTTTTGCTAGCTATCTACAATATAGCGATAACCCAACATTGGGGTATGTTACAATTACGATGACTTACACTGGAACAGACCCGAACTTTACTTTACCTAATGGTGCTATGTTCAATGTAACTTTGAATCATAAACCAGCACTATCGACAACTTATTTAAGTCCTTTGGCAATGACTTTCGTTGGAGCAACCCCATTTTCACAATTGGCAACAACTCAATCAGGTAATGACTATACTCTTAGTTTACAAAACTTTGGCGGTGTATTTCTCCCACAAACATTTTCATACCGTGGTAGATTTCTTAATGTAACAGGAACTGGTTCTAAAAACATTCCGGTTGTTTTAGAAAAATCACTCAAAAATACATCAACTTGGGTATCTGTAGACACATCGACATCTGGTTTGGATGGGAGATGGGCATTTACAAATGTAAGTGTTGACACCTCAGCTTGGAATGTAAGAATTAATGTGAAAGGGGATACTTTAGGCTATGGTAATATTGTTACAACATCAGATGCTCAACAAGTCAACAAATTTGTTTTGGGAACTCAGTCTCCAAGTGGGTTTGATTTTTATACCTCAGACGTTAACGGTGATAATTCTGTTTCAGTATCTGACGTATATTCCATCTTCGCTAGAGTATCAGGTAGATTTAACTCATGGGTTAATTCGGTGAAAGACGTTCTATTCTTTACAGATTCAGAATATACCACAATCAATGGTTCATCTACTAACTTTAGAAGTACAATTCCAGGTCAAACCAACTTCACTAAGTTGATTGGAAATAACGAACCCGATTCAGTTACATATTACGTAGCATCACCAGGTGATGTGAACGGTACAGGATTCAAAATGGCACGTATGATTCCTATTGAGATTGTTAATCCAAATAATGCGAACCAACACATAATTGATGTAACAACCCATTATGATATGGACTTGGAATCAATCGAAGTAAATTTCCCAACTTTAGGTGTTAATGAAGGAGATTTGGTAAGCATTCCTGTTAAACTAAAAACTGGTACAATTGAACTTGGTTCATTACAAGTTGCTATGAAATACGATTCAGATTTATTGGAGTTTGTTGAATTAACTAACGAGTTAAAACCAGGAAATTGGGTATCATTTATCAACACAAGTGATAACGTAGTTGAGTGGGGTGGATATGACCCATCAAATAACTTGAATCTAATTCAAGATGGGGAAATTTTCTTCACACTTCAATTCAGGGCTAAAACCGCACAAATTAATTGGAATAAATCTCCTTTATATGTAACAAGGAAGTTTGCGGGAAATCGTAACTCTAAAGATTTGAAAATTACCCCAACAGATGGAATACTTCAAATATTCAAAACAGACAATGGGTTTGAATATGATGATATGATGTTGTTTCCGAATCCAACAAAAGGTGAAACCACTCTTAAGTTCAAAATTTTTGAACCTGGTTATGTAACCTTGGGAGTTTACGATTTGAACGGAAGATTACAAATTGATGTTCTAAACGGCAAATATGATGTAGGTGAATACTCAAAAACAATTGATTTGGGTTACCTTTCTACAGGAGAATACTTGGCTGTCTTACAGAATGAAAAGAAACTTTTTAGGAAAAAAATTCTAAAAGTTAAATAAACCAAATAAATAAAAAACAAAAAATCATGTCAGAAGAAATGGAAAATGACGGAACTTGGTCAAGTCTTAAAAAGACAATTATAGGTACTTTGGCAACTCTTGTTACCGCAGGGGGTGCATATGTAGGTACTCTATTCTTTGGTGGGTCAGATGAATCTGAAGGAACTAAGACAGAACAAGTGGCTCCGGCTCCTGTTGTTGTAAATGTAGAAAATAACAACTCTCAACAACAAAACAATTCAGGTGGTAACACAACAGTTATCAAGGAAACAATTAAAGAAGTTCCTGCACAACCTGCTAAAGAGGAGAAGAAAAGCGAAAGTGAAGATGCACCTTGGTAAACTAATTTTTATAAGTTTGTTTTGTTTTTCAACACAAGTTTTTGCTCAACAAATTGGTACAGTAAAAACTGAAGAATACACAGCAAATTTTGAGAAAAAGAAATCTCTTGAGTCTTTACCTCCTTATGAGGATACAATACAAATTCCTATTCAAATTCTAAAAATCGGAATTAGTGATGAAGTTTATGAAATGTATCCTGAATTAAAAGATGCACGTGTTGGTATGGGTGTTACAAATATTGTTTTGGAATATTTGGAGGAAACTCAAAGATTTGTTTTTACTGAAGACAAATTAGAGATAAAAGAAAGAATGGTGCAACAATTCAAAGCATCCAATAAAGGTTTTACTGAAAACAAAGTTGATGGAAAAGGTAAAATTAAATTAGCAGAATACTTTGTTTATATTGAAGTTTATGATTTTTCAGTTGGTGAGGATGAGGTTGTAGAAACATCTGGTGTTACAATCAAACAAATCACTCAATTGGGATTACAGATACGTTTTGTAGATGCCGAATCAGGTGAGGTAATTACAGGTTCAGGTCAAGGTAGAGCTATTACTACAAAAACTTCAACAACTTTGGGGGATATTGAAGGTCCGACTTTCAATAAATCTACCGTTGGTGTTTCAACAAAAAAAGCTTTAGAAACTGCATCCGTAAGAGTCGTGGAAAAACTCATAAAAAAAGGTAAATTAAGAAGTTGAAAACATAGATAAATCTATCTATACGCCTCCCATTTTAAGAGGAAATAAGGTAACTATACCATAACAAAAAAATAAAATAAAAATAAAATGAAAAAAAAAGAAAATCCAAATTTTTTTAAGAGAATGTTTATGGACGACAATGATATCAATGAAAAATCTGTTGTTGGTTTTGGTGCATTTATAATGATGGTAATATGTTTAGGTGTCGATATTTGGACAGGATTCCACGGACAAGAAATGCCAATAAATGAATTTATTTTCGATGGATTTATGGTGATAACTTTAGGTTCATTTGGAATTGCTTCCGTGGACAAGTTTATTACCGCAAAACATGGTAAAAAAAATGATGAAGAGACTTATGAATAAAATAATATTTTTAATAATATTATTTTTTATAACAACTTCAGTTTTTGGTCAGCAGGGGTTCACATATTCTTATGTGGACCCTTGTTCCAAAACCGTTAAAACTATTTTTATTTCATCAGGACAAAGTGTAACTATTAACTATTTGGGATTTTTGGGTACTTTTTCTCAATCAGATTTTCAAAATGGTGTTTTTGAAAATTGGGTAAACACAGTATCTCAACAAGCAACCAATCAACCTTGTGATGAATTATTGACTGCAACTCAAACGGGACAGAACCAAATAATAACACAAAATATCATATCGACACTTACGTCAATTACAGCCTCAGCATCCATGTCAACAAATACGTTGGCAACCTCGGTATCAAATACGACATCTTCAGGAAATGGACCTCGTAGAAACAGAAATTCTACGAATAATCAACAAAATACAACAAACATTGGAACAGGTAATAATTCTCAAGGAAATACATCAAATGGTTCAACAACTCAGAGTGGAACAGCTCAGCAAGGAGGAAATGAATCTAATAATTCTTCGTCTAGCGGAGGAAGTAATCAAGAAGGAGGAACAACTAACCAACCAGGTAATGTTCCTCAAGGGGGAAGTGGACAGACTCAGCAGCCTGTAACTAATCCTTCATCTTCAAACACTGGGAACAGTACCCAATCGGGTACGAATACTGGTCAAGGTGGGGGTAGTAATACCCAATCGGGTACAAATGGTGGTTCTCAAGGACAAAGTGTCCCTGATGGAACTACAAAACAAAACGAAACATCAGGTGGAGGACAAGGTGGAACAACGGCATCTGTCAGTAATGTTTCTTCAGCGTCAAGTAGTAAAAGTGGTGGTTCAAGAGTTAGAGTAGGTTCAATTATAGGTACGGGAGATTTGGTTGTTTTAAGAAGTAATGAAGATGGTTCTAATCAATTCAAAGGAACTATGTCAGTTACTAAATCAAACACAAACAACACTTTTGCTAAGGGGATGTTGTTAAATTTCACAACAAGTATCAATAATTCAAATTTGACACTTTACGGTGCAAAATCAAATAGGAATAAAACCAATACTCTTATTTTTGCAAACTCCTCCATGATTGACTTCAAACGAAATATTTTCAATACCACAACAGTTATGGATTCCAAGAGATTTAGTAAACTAAATTTGATGGGTGGTTTGAATTTTACTATCGGTGGATTGGCAGGTAAACCTTTTACAAATTTATCTGCTGTGGGTGGAGGTTTTGTACCATTCACGATGAACAAAAAAATATCCGGTAATATACTATTATTGGGTGTTTATTCCCCATTTACTAAGTTTTACGATGGTAAATGGTGGGATTCAGGACTTCTTATAGTTCCATTTAGTTCATGGGATTATACAATCTCTAAGTCCTTTAAGTACAACATAAGTTTGAGTGGTACTTATGAAGTAAAAGGTAGTATTCTAAACTATCAGGTATTAACAGGTGCTAAAATTTTATTATGAAAAAGTTATTCTTTATATTCGGTTTGATGTTGTCAACATCAATTTTATATTCACAAAATTGTTACTCGGTTTCTAAGGTTGAAAATCTTACAGAGAATCCTGATTTATCTTCTAAAAAATTTGTGTTTGGTCTTAAACAATTGACAGAAGAGTTGATGGGTGAAAAATATACAATCTGTGAAGATGGTTTACCAATCCACGTTGCAATCACTTCAATTGAATCTCCAACGGTTGGAATCAACATAGGTCCTTTTATGATTAAGAAAAAAAATACAATTGTAAAAGTAATTGTTTTGAAAGACGGAATTGAATATACTGGTGAAGGTTCTGCCAAGTTATCGGTTAAAGCAAGTTTTGCAGAACTTAGGGATGAAAACTTACCTTTTGAAAAATCAACTTTTGCTTCGGCGGTAAAAAAAGCATTAGAGGTTAGTATTTCTAAAATGTAATGAAACGGTATTTGTCGTTACTATTTGTAATTTTATCATGGACAACCCTATCTCAAAATTTTGTATATTCGGGTTACATTTATAATGCAGATGGGTCTGGTGCCGCAAATGTTCCCGTAAAAGTTTATCGTAGAACCACACCAAATATTGTCGGGTTTTCCCAACAGACAAACTATAATGGTCATTCTTATTACAGGTCAAATGGTTCTATGACTTGGACAAGCGCTAAACAGGCTTGTATTAATATGGGCGGTCACTTAGTCACAATCACTTCATCAGCCGAAAATAATTTTGTGTTTAATACTTGGCCATCAGGTTGGATTGGATTTACGGATGAGGTTTCTGAGGGTCAATGGAGATGGGTGACAGGAGAATCTGTAACCTACGCGAATTGGAACGGTGGTGAACCAAATAACGCGGGTAATGAGGATTATGCTCAATTTGTTAGTGGTGGTAGATGGAATGATTTACCAAATGTTTCATTACCTTATGTATTGGAATTTGAGTACATTGTAACAACCACAGATTGGTCCTTACACACCACAGTTTATACCAATACAAATGGATATTATTTTATAAACATCACATCGGACCCATCAAGAGAACATTATATTCAGATAGACGCCCCCATCCCAACACAATTATTTACCAATTTGGATGCCAAGAGAATTTCAGACATTATTTTTGGTGTAATACCAATCAACGGATTATCATATCATAGATATGATTTGAACAACGATGGTAAAATTAATGTCTCCGACCAATTTTTATTATTGGGTAAAAGGTCAGGAATGATAACCGAATGGTCAGTACCATTCTCAAGATTATTCACAACAAGTCAGTTTACCTCAATTGCTAACTCAACAATCAATGTTCGCAGTACCTATCCAGGGGTGTCATCGATTACAACATCAATACTAAGTAGTGGTGGAGCTCAAAATTTTTATCTTATAACACCCGGATATTCTGGAAAGGTTAGTTTTTAAGAAGTATTTATAGTGAAATAACTAATAACTATGATACTAAAAAAAGGTTCCAAAGGAGAGGAAGTAAAACAACTCCAAGCAAAATTAGGTCTGGCCGCTGACGGGGTATTCGGACCTGGCACTGAAAAACAATTAAAAGCTTGGCAAACAAAAAATGGTTTGACCGCAGACGGAATTGCAGGACCTGCAACGTTGGCTAAACTTGGCGTTACCACACAAGAAACGGTATCGAAGGAAGTAATCAAAGAAGACGTAGTTATACCAAAAGGTGGACCAATCGAACTTTCAAAACTTAAAGGTCATGTACCCGACTCGGTTATTACTCAGATTCCGACAGTTATGGAAAAATTCCAAATCAACACACCATTGCGTTTAGCACACTTTTTGGCTCAGTGTGGTCACGAATCAGGAAACTTCAGAGCTGTTCAAGAAAACTTGAATTATTCTGCTGATGGTCTAAAGAGAATTTTCCCGAAATATTTTCCAGGTAATCTTGCAGAATCTTATGCAAGAAACCCTGAAAAAATCGCATCAAAAGTTTATGGTGGAAGAATGGGTAACGGAGATGAAACAACCAAAGAAGGTTTCAAATTTAGAGGACGTGGATACATTCAATTGACAGGAAAAGCAAACTACACCGCTTTTGCGAAGTCAATCGGTGAAGATACGGTTGCTAACCCTGATTTGGTTGCAACAAAATACCCTTTGGCATCTGCGGCTTGGTTTTTTTCCAAAAATGGTTTGAACGCCATTGCGGACAAAGGTGCTGATTCAGCAACAGTAACCGCAGTTACAAAAAGAGTTAACGGTGGAACTATTGGATTGGCAGATAGAATCAAACATTTCAACGAATATTATCATTTATTAAAGTAAAAAACTTTGTATCCTGATATAAGAGAAGGGAGTTTTTTTTAATTTTGGATAATATTTATAGTAGTCTCATCCTTTTTGGATGAATTTATATATCCCTTTCCTTTAAGACCCGAGAAATCGGGTCTTTTTTATTTGATATTTTTTTGTATCTTTGACATTATGAAAATTACATTTATCAGCGACACACACACCAAACACAATCAGGTAACTTCAAGTCTACCTGGCGGTGATTTGCTCATCCACGCTGGCGATATGAGTAGTATGGGTTACCAATCAGAAATTACTGACTTCTTAAAGTGGTTCGATGGTTTGGATAACTACACTCACAAGATTTTCATAGCAGGCAACCACGATTGGGGTTTCCAAGAAAGTCCTGACATGTGTCGTGAACTTTTGAAGATGTACCCGAGTGTGACCTACGTACAAGATAACTTGGAGGTTATTGGTGAAAATTACGACACATCGGTAAAAATTTACGGAAGCCCATGGCAACCTGAATTTTATAATTGGGCATTCAATCTGCCAAGAATGGGTTGGGAATTGGAACTAAAATGGAACGACATCCCTATGGATACTGACATCCTGGTCACTCACGGTCCTGCTTGGGGTCACTTGGATACCGTCAAAGGTCATAGTGTTCCTCTTGGTTGTGAGTTGTTGGCTGAGAGAATCAAAACAGTGAAACCTAAAATTCACGTGTTTGGTCACATCCACACCGGATACGGATACAAGTTCGATGGTGATACACACTTCTTCAACGCCGCCGTTTTGGATGAGAGATACAACTTCACTCAAAAACCATTCACGGTAGAATGGAATAAAGAAACTAATGAAATCACATTTCCCGATGAAGTTTAGTAGAATTCCACTGAATAAAAAAAACCGAATGATACGAGTTGGTTTTGGTTTACACGATGGAAATTTTTTTATTAGATTAGATTTGTGGTGGTTTGGACTCAGACTTTCATAAAATGAACCCTCACTCACAAGGTGGGGGTTTTTTTCATGGACAATTCCTTATGACATAATATTTATTTATGTTATGAAAAACAAAAAACTTATCTCCGAAGAAGTTTCGAGAATCAAAGAAATGATGGGTCTTCAGGAAGACGCCAATGTGATAGGTCAAAATATCCTACAAGGTTTAGGAGATGCTTTGAGGAAAGGTATTGCAAAAAGTATGTTAGATGCCGCATTACCTGATGATTTGGGTTTACAAACTTCTGATTTTTCCGCAACTCAAGCCCCACTTGGAGTGAAAACTTCAGATGATTCTTTTTATAAGGAAGTACTCAAAGGGGTAGGTGCACCCATCACAGATGAAAATATGAAATTCATGTATGCATGGAGACAAGCCGAAGGTGGAAAGGCAAAAAACAATCCTTTCAATACCACACAAGCAAAACCAAATTCAACGTTCTACAATTGTCTGAAAAAATCTACTTTCGGATGTCAATCAGGTGTTCGTAATTATCAAAGTTCACAGGATGGAATCGATGCAACTATCAAAACCCTCAAAAATGGTAGATATGGTAATATACTTTCATCACTCAAGTCGGGTACAAATGCTGAAGAAACTGCACAAGCTCTAAAGGCTTCACCATGGGGAACGGGTCAATTGGCACTAAAAGTCCTCCGTAGTTATAATTCGGGTTCAACACCTAAACCACCAGCAATCGCTTAAAATGGTTCCAAAAGAAAAATTAGTTCAGGGTCTACGAGTTCTATACAAACTATGGAATAAAGAATATGACAAGTTCCCTTCAAATGAAGATTTGACTTGGGGGAGTGGTAAACTTTACAAATTCTATCAAAAATACTCCAAACGTATTGGATTGGACATGGATGTTGATAGTCTTTATTTTTGGATTAACGCGTTAATCTTGAATGAAGAATCTTTAGACTCAGATTCACTTACTACAGATAATCTAATAGTACCTCCTTATAACGAGTTTGCGGTTGAGACGAGAGAGTCGAGGAGTGAAGATATGGTGATTACTTATTCTGATACTGTTCAAGGTTATTACACTCAAGACCAACTTGAATCGAGTTTTTATGAATTAGGAAGTGGTGAGCACTTTGATATGTATGATTTTAGCGAAATAAACAAAGATTTTGTTGACTCCGACAGTAACGGAATGGAACTTTATCAAATCGATTTGATTGATTCACAAATACAAGAATCCGTAAAAAAAATTAAATCCACGAAACAACCTGACTTTGACTTGTTTATTGAAAGTCTAACTGAGTCTGAAGCAAAATTTTTGATAGAAAAACTTCAGAAAAAATTACTTTGATTTTTTCCTATCCAATTTAGCCCAATCTGATAAGGTCATTTTTTTACCCCAATTTGAAACATCTTTGTGGGTGATAGTTACAGATACAGGACCTCTTCGTGTGACAGAATAATCGTATTTCCAAACAGACTTGGAGATTTCATCTTCAAATACAATCTCAAATTTAGATTTTCCACCGTTTTCTTTAGATGGTTTAATATCCTCTCCCATTTTGTGTCAAAAGTGTCTTAAACAACAAATTTAGGGGTGAATTGACAACAATCAACCCCCCACCTTAACTCATTCTTCTTTTTTCTTAACGAATATTCTTTCAATAGAGGTCAAACCCAAAAATGCTGCGGTTAACATGGCCAAAGTATCAAACATAAACTCAGGTGTTTCACCCTTTTTAACCGTAGTTATGTAAGCCAAAATTATGAGGTTTGCCAGTGTTACAATTCCCGAGAATCTTTTGGAGGACACTGAGGTTCCTTCACTTAAAAGTGACGAAAAAAAGTCAATTAATCTTTTCATATCATATATAAATATTTATTCGGTATGATTCGTACATTAAATCAAAAAATTTGTAACAGTTTGGTGGAAAAATATTCTTTTTTACAGGACATACACGTGTCATGTATGGATAGAAACACCAAACAGATTTATGTGGAACCTTCTTTAACTCTCACCACTACTCCCGAACCCGATAGACTTTTAGAATTAAAAACGGAAGTTTATTCTTTGGTTCAAGAGCAAACAAAAAAAACACCAGTTGCTAGAACTGGTTGGCATTATAAAAGTAAAGAAGAGTAATTCTAGAAATCTAGTTATAAAAAGCAACTAGACTAGTGCTAGTTCTAGCAATAAATATGTTCTATTTTATTTTTTGATTTATTTTTTTAGGGGATGAAAGAAAGAATTTTGGAACAATATGTTAACCGAAAACAAAAGGACACAATGGAGTTGTTCTTTGGTCGGGGTTCAAGGGTTATTGTGAAACAAGTGTTTCACCTATCACAATTAAAAACCGAACAACTTGAGGTTCATGTGGAAATCACCGATATCGAGACAACGGTGAATTATTGGCCACAAAACGTGGAATGGTTAATGGAAGAAGCTTGGGAATTTATAAATGGGAAAAACACAAAATGTGTTATCCAAGCAACCTATGATGTTATTTAGTTGTATCTTGTTTGATTACCACTGAATCTTTTACCACGGGTGTTGGTTCAGAAATAACTTTTACCACAGGTACGGGTTCTTTTACTACAGGTGTTTGTTTGACAACAACTTTTACTGATGGTTTTTCCATTACAAAAGGTTGAACCTTTTCTTTAGATTCCACCTGAGTGGGGGTAACAATAATTTGACTTTGTGGTTCATGATTGGTTGTGTTATATACAAACTCGAGTAACACACTAAAAACCAAAACTACGAATAATGAAAGTAAGAGACCTGAGCCCAAACCAATCAGATACAATTTATCCCACGTTGAATATTTCATACTGTAAATATACAAATTAAATTGATATCTCCAAATACTCAATTAGTAAATTCTCGAATATTTAATTATTATGAGTCAATCTAAGAATTTAGGGTTGTGGAAAAAATTATCAGAGAGATTGCCACCAAAAATAGGTAATTTCAAAATGACTTTTGAAGAAAATGATGATAACCTACTCAGGGTTGTTTTAGAGGGTAATGATGATTCTATCATCGTAGACGGCGAAGTCATTCGTGACAGAGTTTATTCATATATCAGAAAATTGGGTAGAATAATTGGATTGGACCCAGTTTGGTGGCGGTTTGATAAGGAAAGAAAAACACAATTTCAAAAAACAAATCAAATTGATGTAAAGGATGTTTTTGATTTTGATGAGTTCAAAATCAATGATAATATCTTCAGATATGAGGATTATAGAGAAGTTAAGAAATCATTTTATCAAATTTTAGATTCAGTTGAAAATAGATTTCGTGAAAAAATTGTTGTTACTACACCTATTGGTGATTACAAACTTTACCAAAATAAAGTAAGTGGTGAGTCTTGGGGTGAAAAAAATAGGGATGAGATTGAAGTATATTTTCCAATCGCATCCGAACTTATTGAATTTCCTTCGGGAGAACGTATAACCGATGAGAGTATTTACGAGTTTATGAAATCTGATATTTTCACAGACAGCGAGTACTATAAAGAGGGTTATTGGTCTGACTTTTCACCCGGTGATGTTTTGGAGTATCTTACAATGAATATTCTTTGGTCATTTATTGAAAATTCGGATTCTAATGATGTGGTGAAATTTTTTTTGGAAAAGTTTACAAATAACTTTGATTACTACTTTTACGATACAATCATCATGATTATAAACTGCGTTCTCAAGAGATTAGGTGAAATAAAAATTGATAACAGATTCTCTGAATCTCAATCTCATACCGAAAGTGATACAATGGTAAACTTATATAAAAATTGGTATAACTCAGAGTTTAATCAATCTTAAACCAAGTTCTAAATTTTGATGGGTATAAATCGAAGTGCTTACTTAATTTCTGTACTTTTAACCAAACATTATCTTTAACTTCGTTCTTAACTGCCCCACCCGAATTGGTAATATTCTTTACAAGTTCGGTAACGTCTTGTCCTCTATATAACACTTTTTGAATTTCAATTAAACCTGAAACATATTTTTCATCCATATCTTCTCTTCGGGTAAAAAAACTCGGATAATTCTTACCAAGAGCAAGGTCTTTTATCTGATATTCAACAGTAGTTTGGTCATCTACACCCATAGTTAGTTGGAAGGGTTTACCAACTAATTTCGCTTTCAGAATTTTGATTGGTTCATCTTTTTTATTGTCCTTCGTTGATTCATCGTCGTCATCTAAAATAACAATGTCTTCGTTATATTCATGTTTGAATGTTACGTGGTCAGGTTCGACTTGAAATGCCGGTGCGTCGTATGTACCTACTCCTTCTTTATTTTCTGATTTGTGATTTCTGTGTCCACACATATGGCACAGATATGGGTCCTCATCCTCGGCAGTTATATCCCATTCCCAATCACATCTCTCACAGGTAACATGTTTATTTTTACGCTCCAAAATTTGGTGAACCAACTCTGTAAGTTCGGATTCGTTCAATCTAACCTTTTTCATCACGACCATTCCCCTCCATTATATTCAAACTTCTCGGAATCAAAACTTGCTTTCATTATTTTTAACCCAAAAAACTTTTCAAGTAAATTTTTGATGTAACTGAATATTACTTGTTCTGTTATTTCTTTTGCTAAAGGTGACTTCCTACCATGGCTTCGTTCTAATTGATTTTCCACATAAATGTAAACCCTGACGTAGGGTGCTCGGCTTGAAGATTTTATAATTTGTTCGGGTGAAAAATATGATAGAATATTAATTTCATCTACCACAGGAAACTTTGTCCTAACTGCACGAGTCACGTAATTAGAAACCTTCTGTAGGTCTTTTTCATCTACTTCCATGACCAATGACTTGAATTGATTTTCTGTAATTAGGATTTGCATCTTCTATAAATATTATCTTAATGACTTATTATGATTATTAATTTCCTGAACCGAACTTTTGTTGAAATTAACATAGTAATTATCAATTATATCACCTCTCAAACCGAAAAACTTTTTCAACAAAATATCGTTATCTTTAATTACTTTCTTTTCAAGACTTATCTTAATTTGATTTTTGGGTAAAAGATTCAGAAATTCAGGTTTATAGATGGAAAATTGAGTGACTTTGATAAAGCAATTCAAGTGAATCTTCCTCGATGTTGCAAAATTCAATTTATAGAACAAAATATAATTTGGGTCACCGTCATAATCGGTAAACTCATGAACATTTTCAATTTTTTTATTTAAGGAGTCTCGTAAAACTACAACTTGTTTGGGCTTTAATTCCATTTTATAGTATCTAATGGTAAATGATATTGAATGTGACAATCATCACTAAAAACACAAAGTCCGACAAATCTTCCATGGACAGTATCATTCACAAAACGATATTGTAGATTCAAAGTTACTTGTTTGTTAGGTCCTACAATCTTGAAATAACTATCATCTATCAATTTGAATGGTCCAACTATATTAGAATCTGAATATAATACCGAATCTTTATTTATGTCTGTGATTTTAACATAACTAAGGGTGTCTTTAGCAAATAAATCATAAGATTTGAAAGATGTGTCACAAATTTCATCTTTTTCACATGAAATGAAGAAAATGGACAAACAAAAAATTAATAATTTGGTTGTTTTCATGATTATTGTCGTTTATTATTAAGTATATGAAAAAAAATCATTCAATAATCAATTGGGAGGTCTACAAAAAGGTAAAAAAACCAAATATGAAGATTTCTAAGAAAATATATCGGTACAGAAAACCGTTTTTGGGTAGAATGCTTGATAAAATAGTAAATTATTGGTCAAAAATCAAAAAAAGACCACTTTTTGCAGTACTTTTCCATGGAAACATGTTTTTACTACTGATTTACATCCATTTATTTACACATAATGTTGAAGTTCCATTATATAAATGGATAATTACTAGTTTTTTTACAGTGATTTTTGGAATTATGGTGTTTTTTGACAAAAATTACCAAGATTCATAATCATCACTTTCTCTGTGGTAGTCATAAATACGTTCATAACACTGTCTACATAGTTGACCAGAACCTTCAACGTAAAAATTTCTGTAATTAATATCAGTTGACAAGTTTTCATCCGTTTCTATTCCACACGAAATACATTTTTCTATCATTTTTTATATAATTTTATAAGGTAAATCAATCATACTCATTCCACCATCCGTCGCCATTCTGTTCATAGGTGGAATTAATACTTCATTCATTTGGACATCGAATTTTTGTGCAATTAGTTTCAGAAATTCATAATAATTTTTAGTGGCTTCACTATGCTCAATCAAAATCGTTTTATCTTCGGGTAAACTTTTAGCTCTTTCCATATATATTTCATAAGTTTGAATGGTGGTGGAGACATCATACAATTTCTTATGAAAATTTGCACGTTTCATCGAGTGAATCCAACTTTTGAAATCTTTATAGATAACTATGGCATAATCTGAATAATCTAAATTTGGAAAGTTGTGTTTAAGTGCCGACATTCTACCAAACCATATGTCTGATGGTATATCACACAACACAGAAATTGTTTGATAATTCAAATTCGAAAAATTATAGTTGAGTGTCCACTCAACAAAATTAGTCCCACTCCTCTGTAAACCAAAAACTTGAATTTTGTTTCTCATCACAAAAATGTAAAATAAAATAATAAATAAAAAACCCCTCGTAGGAGGGGTTTTGTATTGTTAGTAAAAATTATTATTCAGAATCCGATTCTTCGGAAACTTCAACATCAGTTTCACTCTCATCTTCAATAGTATCTTCCACAGCTTCTGTGGGTTCTTCTTTTCGGATTTGTAATCCATTAGGCTCACCAACCATAAATCCAACACCTTGACCTTCAAAAAGTCTTTTTTTAAGTGAAGGTTCTGAGTGTAAACCTAAGATTGTTTTTTTCTCTTCTTCAGAGATGATTAGTCTTTGTCCCATTTTATAAAAATATTTAATTATAAATATCAAAAACAAAATAAAAATACATGTATGGGTTAGTATTTATCTTTATGAAAGTTACTATCAAATATTTGAATGCCAACAAAATTAAAACTGTACACGACTCTGTAGAAAGGTTTATTAAATTACTTCAAAGAAATCTACCCCTAAAAGAATCTGTTGTTGTTGAGTTTTTGGGTAATAGATATGGTGATATGACCACGGGTTCCAGAACTCCTGATAGTAGATTGAAAATTTTGGTCAAAGATAGAATATTAAGAGACGTTCTTAGGACTTTGGCTCATGAATGGGTCCATGAGTATCAAATACAAATTTTGAACAGAGAACAAGGACCTGACATTGGTGGAAAAAATGAGGATGAAGCCAACGCGTTATCAGGACAACTTGTGAAAAAATTTGAAAAAAAACATCCTGAAAAAAAAGAAAATAATTTCAGGAGTTTCGAATAATTACTTTGTTAAAAAACTGAGTGTTAACCATTTACCAACAACACTACCTCCAACAAAAAAGAGAATTACAATCCAATTACCTGAGAATAATTCATCCAAAGAGAAATATGATGATGCAAGGGTCATTGATGAAATTAGAACTGAGTTGATTAAACTTTCTTTTACCTTTCCATGAACAGCATGTCTTATTTCAAGAACTTTCAAAATGTTGAAAAATACTTGAAGTAAAAAAATTAAGATGTAAGTCATACCCGACTTAAGTAAGTTTCACCTTTCCACTGAATGTAAGTCGTACCAACATTGATTGTTGGAAATTTCATCAAGTTGTAAGATTGAGTGTTACCTTCCTCGTCTTTCAAAATAATTTTGTTTGATAAAAATTTTACAGTTCCCATGAATTCAATATAAATGAAACTTAAAAAATGGAAACTATTAGGTTAATCTAATACGATAAGTTGGGGGTTGAATCCTAATTCCATTAGTTTGTCCAAAAGTTCTTCTTTGGTAACACTTCTTCGAAAACCCGAAGCCCAAATTATTTTTATTCTGAGTTTACCCTGTTTGGTCAAATCTATTTTGAATCCACGTATTTGAGATTTATCATCCGCAGATTTAAGTTGGGGTTTGACTACTTTATTGATATACTTCTCAAATTCTGGTAAATTTGAAAAAAATGAGCCATGACCACCCCAATTATAAAAATTTCCTTGATATGGCTCACCCCTTTCCAAACCGACGTATTTTTCAATACGAGACGTGACAATTTTTTCCAAATTTTTAATGTAATCTACGTCTTTTTGTGTAATATCTTTATTTTTGAACCAAACTTCAGGATTGTACTCTGAGATAATCCTAAAATTTCGTGGAGAATCTTCTATTAACTTAACGGTTAGTCCATCCAAATTTATTTCTGGTAAGAGTTTTGAGAATAATTTTGGTGAAAATTCAGAAAGCATCTTTTGGTCTACAATCTGAGCATACGAAAATAATTTTTTATCCAAAATATAATCACCAACACGTTCCAAGTTAAACCATTCGGACACACCCAAATCCTCTCTTAGTTTTTTTCCATATTTCAATTCAATTACAGAAATTGGAGTTTTTGGTGCAACCGAAATTTTATTCTCGTCCAACCACATTTTATAAAATTCTATGGCCGCTAAAATTTTATCATAAGGTGAGTAGTTCATGACTCCGTTTTATTTGAATACTGGTTAAGTAAATTTTCTAACATTTTTTTCACAACCAATCTACCTTCTTTACGAGCAATTTGTTGTATAGTTTCTGATAGTTGTTCAGTGTATTTTGCGGCTCTCTCATCTATTTTCGGGTCAAAATCAGATAAGTCTCCCATATCAAAAGATTTAGCCGTGTAAAACGGATTTTTGATGTATTTCTCAAGTAATTCTTGAGCGTGTTTTCTATCTTGTTCGGTAATCACAAATTTCTGTCCCATTATTATAAATATGTAATTTTTATTATTGTATATCTATAGGAACAGTGTCCACTATTAGTCCGAGCATTGCAAGTTGGGCAACGAGAATATGAATAAAATATTGTTTACCACTCAAATACCCTTGTTTTCCAAAGAAAGATTTCAATTCATCAGAATCAAAATCCAATTTAAGGTTGTCGTCAAGCAACTTTTTATTGTTATTTTCAATCATTTTGGCATCTAAAAGTCTTGGAGGTACCGTTTTTGGTTGCGCTTCTTCAGGAATTACCGAATAATCCTTGTTTATAATCATATCTCTCCATTTATTATAAACTTTTTTGAAGTCTTCTACAAATTTCTCGTACATCTCTTTTGAATCCCCAACTTTAATAACTTGAATATCTCCAATATTTTTTTCTTCTAAACCAAGAACTCTCACAGCTTTTAAGATTGGTCTTCTTGGTGAGTGCGCCAAATGAGAAATTCGTGCATTTATGTCATCAGAAAACCAATGGTAAAACTTCGGGTCAACAAGTAACTCTATGTCAAAAACAGGTCTGTTAAGTTCCTCACTTTTACCAACCGAATAACTTACGTTAAATTTTATTCCAAAATAATTTTCCAAACGTTTTTTTACGGCATATTCCATGTACAAATATTGGTTTGGTGAAGATGTTTCAGTAAGATTCATCATCCCTTTAATTTTGGATATGTTCTCAAAAATATTTTCCATCAGGATTCAAAGTCAAATTCTAAATCTACTTTATCGTTGAGTTGTTTTAGTAAATCCTCTTTTTCAACTAACTCTAATACCTCACCTTCAATGTCTATGTCCAAATAATTTTCCGAACCAAAGATTAATCCAAAATCTTCACTACCCTCTTCTTTCATTTTCAATTCCAAGTAGAACCCATAATCATCGTAGTCATAATCTTGATAGTAATTTTGGAATAGATGTTCGAGTTCATTGAGAACATTAGCCATACTATCATAGAACATATTTACATTCTTATATTTCCACGATAAAAAGGGATGAAAAACGTCCTGACCCAAATATTTACCCACAACTTCCAAATTTTCCTCCAAATCGGTTAAATTGTTAAAATACTCTTCATCTGTAGCCAATTTATAATAATCTACGACTACCTCCAAAATTATACCCAACATATTGTCATATCCTACTATATCATCGAAAGATAATTTGTATTCAATACCTTTATTCTTCAAAACAAACGACTTGATGAATTTTTCAGCGGCTTTTTTTAGGACTTCTTTGTTCATAAACAATAAATACTTTTGAAACCCAATTATCTTTCGTATATTTACCAATATGATACCACAAATAGACCGTTTACAAATTATTTTAGATAAAATTTTGTTGGATAGATATCCACAAATAAAACACATTCAAGTTTTTGAGGATTCTAACTCAACTATTTCAGTTCAAGTTTTTCTGATTGAAGGATTTGAAGATTCAATCTACGATATTGAAAATGAAGTTAGAAAAATTTCTAAAATGATTAGCATTCCCATAAGGGATGTTTTGTTCAAGTCAACACCCATTTAATTAAAAAACCCCTCCTTTATGGGAGTTCGGATACAATCAACCTCTTGTATTGGCTTTCGGATATTACTATTTTCATAATTGTAATTATACCATGTGACCAAAAACTTTTTTGATTTTTTTTGGTAGTTGATTTATCGGAATTTCTTTGGCTTTGATTGTTTTAAGTCCGTGTCTTGCGGCTTTCTGAGCTCTATGATGTCCATCAATAATTGAAATGAATTTTCCATCATCGTCAACAAAAATAAGAATTGGGTATTTCAAATCGGATTTTTCAATTTTTTTTATTTCCTCTTCATCTCCGTCCCAAGATAATAAATGTGGTATCAGTTCTTTTACTGATACTTTTTTTACAGGTATATTTTCCGTAGCATTTAATAAATCCATAAGGGTTATTTTGTCACCCTCATCATTTTCCCATGATGTATCGTGTAAACCTTCTGTTTGTTCCTCTTTTTGTATATCGAGTTTCTCTCTACTGTAGGGTCTGAATCTAAGTGGATTATACTTTATTGCTGTTTTAGGAAATCTTAAACCACTTCCTTGTTTTCTAGCGTTTTTTAATGTGCGAGAATACTCATCGAGTTCATTACTAATCTCATCTACATTTTCCCATGATGTGTCGTGTAGACCCTCTGTAATGAGTCCCATCACTTCTTTGATTCTTGATATGTTTTCTTGTAAGTTCATTATTCAATAAATTCTAATTCAGGGAATTGTTGTTTTAGTTCATCAACATGGCCTTCTCCCGCAATTGAAACTCCCCCATTTCCCATTAAATCATAAATCGTTTGGTTTCTTTCGTCCTCTATAAATTGTTGCATTTTTCCAAAATATGTGTCTGTGTTAGGTACTTGTTGACCTTTGGGATATACCGACTCTTCCATTTCGGTTAATAATTCAAATAACTTTTCTTTATTATACGGTTGTTTTAATTCATCTAAAAATCCCGCCTTTTTCATATGAAATGTTAACCATTCTTTTCTTTCATTTGGGTCTGATGGTGAGTTTGGTGGAAATGATGGTCTTGTAGTTTGAGCCATCGCATCCAACATGGTTCCTCCAGAATAAGAATAATAATCTATGTAGTTATTATATGCATGTTGCATAAAAGTATATACAACATTAAAATCAGGATTTCCAACACCTTTATTTCCATCTTCGGTAATTTCGTCCCACGATTTTTTTTCTATTCCATATCCAGGAAAGTTTTTGTTAATAAATTTCATCATACCTGGCTCATTTTCAGGATTTTTTGCTGCATTACCTTCAGCAATAAAATGTAAATTATCTATATTTTTAATTCTATCTAAAATTATTTGTGGTAAATAAATTTCACCTCCGTGGGCAATACCAATACACGCACCAATATCTTTGTCCCCATCTTTTCTAAAAATAACTTTAGAGTATGATTTCTCTATTTCTTTTTCTTCAATGATAAGTCCCATCATTTCTCTGATTCTCTGTATGTTTTCTTGTAGGTTCATTTCTTTTTGATTTTCACGCAATTAGGATATTGTTTTCCAAACATTGTTTTCATACCTTTTTGAGTATATCCTTTCCAACATCTTTCAGTTAATTCAGATTCAGTTGTTTCCATTTTAATCTTGTTTGGTATTACTCTTACTATGGCAGGCCCGAATCTAGAATTATACCTATCAAAAGACCTTGAGGTTCTATTTGGGTCTCCAACCTCCAACCCCTTAGTTCCAAATGGAGAATTCTTATGTCCGAACATTTGGTCCATATCCAAGAAATTATCAAACTGATATTCCTCAAAATTTTTATCATCAAAAAACTCTTCGGGGTACATTATATCTTTATCTGAAATCCAATGCTTGTTTGGTAAATTTGCAAACGAATAAAAAACCTCGGGTCGTACTTCAACTTCTTTTGATGTGATTTCTTCCCTTAAAATTCTTCTTATGGATTCTTGAAGATTGCGTGATTTCAGTTGGAATAATGTGGTATCTTCATCCTTGTAGTATTTTACGGACTTCCCTATATTCGGAGGCAAATTACTTAACAGGTATATCCACGCTTTTTGAGCCTCAGGACTTCTAAATACTGAATTAATAATAATGTTTGGCTTTTCTTTGAATAAGTTGATAATCGTTTTTGGGTATATTCTATTTCCTTTGTATTCATCGTCAATTGTTGCATCCGAAATTGTATACTGATTAGGTTTATCTTCTTCAGTAAAAGATATTTCTCCAATCTTTTTATCACCATTCATAATGAATACATCAAACCCACCCTCTAAATCTTTTATCACAGTATTCAAATCTTCCAAAGGAATTTTAGTTTCTTCCCTTAATATTCTTCTTATGGATTCTTCTAATCCCCCCTTAAACACGGTGTCAGGTTGTTCTTCTCTTCTTTTGGAAAACCACGACTCTATAACCCCTTCATCATAATATTCTTGTCCTGTATATGATTTAGTCCTTTTTCTACTGTATTTTGCATTCTTATCGTACTTTGTAAACTGCATAAATGTTGGGTCGATAACCTCATCATCACTTAATCTAATCCAAGTATGTTCTTGTGGTTTTCCTTCACCAAACTTAACATCGACATATCCCTCAATAACCTCAAACTCTTTTAATAATTCAGGGTGAGTATTATTGATTTCCTCAACAAATAATTCGGCAAAATGTACACAAGAACCGTGTCTATCACAATGAAGTTTGTTTGATAACTTCTTTGCCACCCCCTTTAATATTCTTCTTATTTTTTCTTGTAAGTTCATATTCACATATTTCTTATTATTTGATTATACTTATGGTTTCCTAAAGTTTTTTGGATGTTATCCCAATTTTCTTTCCACATATCTAATTTTTCATCAGATAACTCTTCCCATTCATACCACGCATTTGTATTTTCTGGTGTAACTATTGATACTAAATTAGGTTCCCATTTACCCCCACTTTGTGCACCATAAGGTGTTTTAACTAACTTAAAAGATTTACCATAATTTTCATCCCAAGATATGTAATATTTTTCACCCATATCATTTGAAATGGGTTCTGTTTCTTCCTTTAATATTCTTCTTATGGATTCTTTTAATGACTTTTCAAAGGCTTGGTCATCATAAACTAAGTTATTATAGTAGACCAAATCAATACCGAAATTTTTTATCAAAAGGTCTTTGAGTTGAAATCTGATTATATCATTTATTTCATCGTTTACTTCCCATGCCATATTATCCTCACCAGAAAATTCCTCACCATCCATCACCTCACCGATGTCGTAGGTATTTCCATCATAACCATCCAAAGTAACCTTCCCATTAGCATCCACAACACTACTATCCAACTCTACCCACATGTCACGGTTTTTAGATACATTTATATCCCAAATTATTGGTTTGTAATCAAAGTCATATCCACCAACACGAGCATGTTTAGGTTTGGACAAAAACTCCTCCACTTTGTTAAAAACAGCGTCGTCACCTCCGAACCAATTACGGAATTCATTTCTCAATTCAATAGAGTCAAGTTCCTTGAACCCTGTCAAAAATTTACGGATAAGTTTCTCATCGTAAACTTGATACTTATCCCATATTTTGTGGAGAATTTTCTTTAGAGATTGGTCCAT